ATGTATTGTTTTTACTTCATGAACATATGGATTTTGTGAAGGAAATATTATACAACTTCCAGGCTTTGGCTTTATAATAACATTATGATTTGGAAAATTTATTTCCCCGCCCTCGTACTCATCATTTAAATATGTAACCATAGAAAAAGCTAATTCTGTGTGACCATCTTGTCCATCAAAATGTGGACCCATATTCATGCCAGCGTTCCATTTTTTAACTGGCAAAATACTATGATCTAGGATATAATTATCTTTATTTAGTCCATGACCATCTGCATATTTATCCCAAGACATTTCTATGGACATCAGCAAGCTATTTATTATATACAAAGCTCTTCTATTTGTTTTTTCTGAATTTGTTTTTTTATTTTTATTATCCTTGAATATAGTTTTTGTAGCTCCATATACAACAGTGTTATCGTCACTTGCTGTCCAGAGTTCCCATTTTGGAATAATATCTAGGATCAATTCGTCTTTATCTGAATCCTCAATAAACTCAACAAGCTTTTCTGGACTACTTAAAACATTTTCTAAATACCAAATATCTTGATTTTGTTCAAATAAATCAAACATTACATATTGTTTTTTACCATTATGCATAATTGATGATGCTTCTTGCATTTCATCCATCCAATCTGTATTTTTGGCCTTGAGGAGTTAATCTATACCCATCTTCTTTAACTTCTGCCCAAACTTTTTGTTCTTCTTTTTGTAATGCTCTAACTTCGGCTAACTCAGTGGCCCAAGCATCTCTTTCCTCTTGAGTATATTCTGATTCTTCACGATCATCAAAAAATGAACCAATGGTGTATCTTATTCCACTTTCTATTGGAGTGACCTGATGCATATTTTTATGACCTCCGTGAAATATTGCAAACATACCCTTTTCTGGAACAACTGTTAATTCTTTTTGTCCATATTGAGCTTGAAACTTTAAAAGCCCCCCAGTAAAATCATCATTTAAATATAAAAAGCCTGCATATCTGCTTCTTGTAAATGCGCCAAGTTTGCCATTTTCATCTGAATTATCTGAATGTAATTGTGCAAAAGCTCCTGGCAACCATCTTTGAATATGGAAACTAATTTTTGAAACTTTTGATCTATCAATACCAGCTAAATCTGCACAAGCATCAACATATCTCCAATATAATTTATCCAGGAAATCTGAGGGTAGTCCGTGTTTTTCAAAAAGTGGATCTCCTGCATCTGGATACCCAGCAGAATAAGATTCGTAAAAAGAAATTACTTTCCAGTAATCTGGGTCTTTTTCAGCATACTCTTCGATTACAGCTTTTATTGCATCAGATTCTTCATCGGTTAAAAATTTTCTATAAATAAAAATATCATCATCTAGTTTAGTTAGTTCCATCATTGTCTCCTTCAGAATTTAATTGCATTAAATCATCATAAGAAATTATATTGTTATCTTTTAAATAAAGCATATTTCTTGGATCATCATGCTTGATTCTCTCTAGTTCTTTTTGAGCCCATTTATAAGCTCCAAATTTTCTTTGATTTTCTAACCATTCCTCTGAACCATTAAAATCTTCCATTATAAAATTTCTGATAAAAAATTTATTACCATCTGGAATAGTTTTAACACCATGGTAATAAGGTACTCGTGACGGGAATATCATTAAATCTCCTGCGCTTGGCTTATAATTCATTATATCTCCATTGACATAAAATTCAACATCACCGCCATTATAATTATCATTTATATAAAATGTACATGTAGTATGAAATTTTTCTCCTGGCATTTCAGATTGAGAAATAATATAATCTGTATGATATTGCATTGTCATATTGTTATTTAAATTATCAATTTTATTAAAATATTTACACCAAGACTGTCCGCTATATCTTGCATTTTCTGGAATTGAAATTTCTGTATGTTTAAAATAATGAGAAATAGCTCTGTCATATGCTACTGCAATTTCTTCAAATAATGCTTTTTCTTCTTCAAAGACTATTCCTTTTTCTGCAACTTCTTGCTCTTCAATAGATTTTGCCTGAGTATATGTTCCAAAATGAGCCCATGGATCCCATTTTTTAAAGAAGTATTTGCCTTCACTACTCTCTTCCGATCTCATCATAACTTCATATGCCTTTAAAGGATCTTTTAACATATTTTTATATAGAATTATTCCTGGATATAACTCTTCCCAGCTTAAATTGTCTAAATCTTCTCTTATATTTAGGCTATGCATTATTTTCTCCTTTTTCAAATATTTTCTTGTATTCTGCATTATCAAAACCACCAATATAATCTGCTGGCGGTTGTTTTTCTCCCGTATGTTTCATAATTGTCCAAAAAAATGGGGAGGTAAATCTATTTCCAGATTTTACTGGTCTTACTCCGTGTGCATAATATTTATCTCCTGGGAAAAAATATGCTGCTCTTGGCTTTGGTTTAAATTCTATTCCATGTTGAGGAAAATATAACTCTCCCCCTTCGTAATCATCATTAAAATAAAATAAACCCGCAATATCGTACCAAGGGAAATCGTTTGGTCTTCCTGTTTCTTCTCCGACCCAAAATTCTTTATCTGCATGTGGCTCCTGTCTTGCTCCAACAGGCCATCTTACTATGGCTGGCCCAGTTGCTTGTACATCAACGTTAAAAAATTTATCTACTTCTATTTTTAATCTATCTATCATGTCCCATAACAAGTCTAATATTGTTGGGTCAGATTCTTTTAAAGAGTTACCCGTACAAACTCTATCTTCCCAAATGCTGTGGTCATAAAGCACAAGACCATCTTGATCAACATGGCTTTCTGTTTTGTCCCAAACTTTATTGTTTAATGCAAAATTTATTAATCGTGCTTGCTCTTCTTCTGTTAAGAAGTTTTCAAGCTCTACGATGTTTTCAGGACCGCTACCAAAAAACCCTGATGGGGTTATAGATTTTGGAGCATTTTTAATCCATTCATTTCCATTTACTATTTCCATTTTATATTCCTATCACCATATCATACCACATTTTCATTCTCTACATGCAATTTTATACTCTGTACCTCATGTGAACCAATTTTTTCCCCATTTTGGTTTACTGCTTTTTGATACCACATAGCAGGTCTATTATTCTCTTCTCCATATTTTTTCAATCTATCCACATATTTTTCAGCATGCAAAACATTTAAAGAATTGTCCCAATTATTTATTTTTAAAGTAGAATCCTGTATATCCCCTAAACTTATAGGAAGTATCGCAGCAATTGGAGTCCCCGCTTTTATTGTAATTATTTTATTTGGAGATGTAATCTTGCAAACTACATGTAACGCACCTGTATAAAAAGAACTACTAATTATAGAAGAAAATGCTTGTATCCCGTCTGTAAATTGATTTGGTACAGGCATTGTTAACAAAGAGACGTTTTCATCAGATGTAATGATAAAATCTGTTGGGAATCCAATTACACCTCCACCTCTCTCAAAATAGCATAAATCTTCACCTTCAAACACTTCTATATCGTGTCGCAAACCTTCTCCAGAGTATCCGTGCCACATAAATGAAACATCACGAGTAAGAGATACTGCAAAACCTAATTTGTTAACCATTGTTATTGGAAAACAATTATATGCATAAAAATTATCTTTCATCCAATCTCTATTTGTTTCTAGCGGTTCTATCTTTGTTTTTGCCTCTTTATTAATTTGATAAGCGTTCAAATTATACATTTTCGTTAACCTTAAGTTTAATAGTCTTTACCTGATGTTCCCCGATTTTATTACCATTATGGTCTGTTGCATTTCTATAATAATCTGTCCATTTTCCGAGTCTATTTTCTTCATATATAGCATTTGAATACTCATTCATGTCAACATTAGATTTTTTCATTTCAGATAATTTTAAAAAATTAATTTCTGAATTTTGTAAATCTGATAGATTTATAGGTAAAATTGCTGCAACTGGAGTGCCTGCTTTAATTGTAATTTCCTGATTTGGTCTTGTAATCATTGCTGCAGATGGCAATTCTCCACTATACCAAGATGTACTTATTAAAGTTGTAAATGGGGTCCAACCGTCCCTAAAATAATTAGGAACTGGCATATGGATCATTGTTAGATTATCTTCTGTTTCAAACTTTATTCCAGTTTTAAAACTTATTGTCCCATTTGCTCTTCCAGAATATGCATATTTCTCACCATGTAAAATTTTTACATGACTTGGTTCTGAATCATTTATTCCGTCCCAAATAAAAACAATATCTTCTGGATAAGATATTGACCAACCAAGTTTATTGGCAAGACTTACTGGAAAACAATGGTAAGCATGTGCTTCCCAGGTGTTATCCATCCAATCTCTATTTGCAATCAATGGTTCTAAATTAGCTAATTCTGGTTGAGTTTTAAAAGCTTTTATATTATACATTTTTATTAATTTTTGATTGTCTCATTTTATAAAACTCTTCACAATGTGAATGATCGTTATAGTCTAACATTGTAACAATTGAATATTTAGTACCATTTTCTACAGGCAAAGCTTGGTGCGAAAATAAATATGTAGAAGGGAATATATATAGATCTCCCGCTTCTGGCTGTATTTTTAAATTTAATTTTGGAAAATATAAACCACCACCAACATAATCAGAATTTGGGTATGCTACTAACGAGACAGTGGCACTATATGAAAACCCATCATCTCCGTGCTCTTGGAAATGTTGCCCTGGACCATATTTAATAAAATTCATTACTTCCCAATAATCCATAATTATGTTATATCTATTGCAATAATCCTGGACTGCATATCTTTGTGCTTCATATGAATCTTTCCAAATTTCATTAAATTTTATTTGATCTTCTGTAACTGGATTTTTTATTTCTCCAATTTTAAAATCTACACAATCTCTGTACTCTGGTTTTTTTTCATGATACCCTACTGTTGCTTCAACCCAAGAGAAATTTGATTTATTGTTAGCAATCAAATTTTCAACTCTATTTACGATATCCAATTCTTTTTTAAAAACATTTTTGTATACCCATACGCCTGGGAAAAGCATACTTTCTGAATCCCAGTTTTTCATTAATTTTCTCCTATTTTATAAGTAAGCATATCATCTGGCAATATATCAATAATTAAATGTATTCTGTCTTGATCGCTTTTATTGCTAACAGAGTGGGGTAATTGGTTATTGATTTCATACCAACCAGACTCTTCCATGTTTATAGTATTATTATAAACTGTAAACGTAACTAAATTATTAGTTACTAATGGGATATGAACTCTTCTAGAATAATGAAGCAATGCTCCACCATCAGTATGTTTTAGAATCTCAGAGTTTCCAAACATTTTTATAAATTCACATCTTATTACTTTTCCAGAATAATAATATTCTAATTCTTTATAAATGTCAAATAATTCTTTTCTTGCAGATTCATTTTTAATTGTATTAAAATTTTCAGTTATAATTGGAGTCCCTGGAATCCATTCATAATCAGTAGCACATATTCTATACATCTGCGTCTGTCTATGTGTATAACCCTTTTCCTGCCTTGAAGTATCAATAAACCATTCCTCATTATAAGACTGCAACTCTTTTTTTAAATTAAGAATGTTAAAATTACCTAGGTGTTGTATGGTCCACTTAGTATCTTTTTTTACTCTTTTGTACATATTCGTATACCTGCATATCTAGCTCGTTTAATTCTATTATTCTATCTATATCTTTTTTAGAAAATACAACCCCTATTTCTGGAGAACAATTAGCTTTATCTTTATATTTAAAAGTATTGAATCCAAAATTTTTATATAAAGCTTTATTTAAATCTTCCAAAAATATGTTTTGATTATCAAGACTATAGGAGTAAAATTTATCTACGTTCGTCAAAACATCATTTAAATTTAATGAATAATCTTCCAAAAACCAATGGTTTTTTACATTTTCTTGTAAATAGTGTATTCCATTGTTAAATTTATCTATGTTAATTCTACCAGTTAAAAATTTTGATTGTGAATTAGATTGTATTTTAGATTCTTCTCCATACAACCATTGATATTTTTTTTCTTCTGCTTCTTGACCCATTCTTATCCGTCCAGTGGTATATTTAAAATAACTAATAAACCTATCAACAGGGTTTCTTAATACAGTAAAAATTTCTGGGTTATCCATGTAATCCAACGGCATCAATCCAAAATGACCGCCCACAAATTTACTATTAGAAATTTTATCAATATCTATATGTGTCCTGTTAGATACAAAATGTGGAACCCCACCTGTTATTAGATGGGGTAACACATTATTCTTAACATATATCCCAGAAGTTCTAGGGATATGTAAATGATAAATAGACACTAAGCAAAGATTTTCTTGTTGTGAACAATCAAATTTCCAGCAATTAATATGTCGTGAGGGGCAGCATCGAATTCAAAGACTTCTCTCTGCTCATCTATTATATTTATTTCTGTAACCTGAATCTCTTTGAAAGATCCATCTACTTGTTGTTCAATAACGATATCTCCTATTTCTATTTGTCCAGTTGCTCCAAATAAATATGTTTGTTCTCTTTTTATTAAAACAGTTTGTTCTAGGGAGAATCTCATGTCTGGATCATTATTTATTAACATTGTAACATCTTTTGTATGCTTGAGTATGTTTGAAATTTCAGATGTTACCATATGTAAATTATCTATTTTTTCAGAATTCCATGAATAAGGATCAAAGGTATATTCAGATTCAAGCCCGTCCCATGTGACTGACCAAATTTTTGCTCCTATTTCAATATCTTTTGCAGCAATCCAATCTAATCCTCCAGATTCTGAAACTATTGCAATAACTGTATCTTGATCAATGCAAAATCTTGGTGGGAAGAATGGTGGGGCAAAGAACCCTGGCGGGAAGAATGGTGGGGAGAAGAACCCTGGTGGGAAGAATGGTGGGGCAAAGAATGTTGGTGGGAAGAATGGTGGGGCAAAGAATGTTGGTGGGAAGAACGGTGGGGAGAAGAACCCTGGTGGGAAGAATGGTGGGAAGAATGGTGGGAAGAACGGTGGGAAGAACGGTGGGGAGAAGAACCCTGGTGGGAAGAATGGTGGGAAGAATGGTGGGAAGAACGGTGGGAAGAATGGTGGGGCAAAGAATGTTGGTGGGAAGAACGGTGGGAAAAACGGTGGGCTAAAGAAGCTTGGAGCAAGTGTTGTAACCGTAGCGGTAGCAACAGAGGCTAGAGATCTTCCGTTTGCATTGTCTGCATAAACATTATAATATTGAGAAGTATTTGCTGTATCTCCAATTGTTACAGTATAAGTAGAACCACTATTTGTATTTCCTGAAGTTCCATCACTACCTAAAACATAAAAATTAGTTAATGCTTTACCACCATTATTTGATGGAGCAGTAAATGTAATTGTATCTTGGTTAACTTGAGCTGTTGCTGATGCACCTGTTGGTACATCTGGCACTGTTGTAGATAAAACAGAACTTGAGGTTGTTGATAAACTGTTTCCAAAATTGTTTTGTGGAGTTACTGTAACAGAATATGAAACGTTAGATGCAAGTCCTTGAAAAGTATATGAGGTTGCAGGAGCTGAAACTACAGCAGTATATGTACTGGGGCTAGTTGTAATTGAGTATTGTGTGGCTGCGGTAGAATTAGAAGGAACTGTCCACGATACAGTAAAAGCTCCCCCCGTATTTGCTGCTGATGCAGCAGAAGTAGTATTTGCAGTTGCCAAAAATGGTCTGCTTGTTCCTACATCTGTAACTGTTAATCCTGTTACTGCTAATGGTGGGATTCTTGAATCTGCTCCCTCAGCGAATCTACCTTGTAGTTTTGCCATTTATTTTTACCCCTTTTTTATTAGATTGATAAGTCTCCGAAGAGTGCCCATGTATTAGCTGCTACCTTAAGGGCAGTTGCTACTGAGTATTGTCCTCTGAATTTTAATGCTGCAGTACCATTAATTGATGCTGCTTGGAGTGTAACTCCTGCGCCAGCTACGAAGCTTGTTTGTCCCGCTCCAAGTTGCTGGAAGTCAATTGATGCACCAATTCCATAGCTATATGTTGAATCTGGTGGGATTGTTACAGTATTTGCTGATGCAACGTTCATTTGAACGAATGAATCTTTAGCAAATGATGAGCTAAGAGTTATTGAAGCAGTTTGTGTATTAATTGGTGTTAATGAAGGTGTTCCTGCAAGAGTTTGAGTTCCGTCTGAGAACGCAATGCTTGTTGCAGATGCTGCACCTAATGTTGGTGTTACAAGTGTTGGTGATGTTGAAAGAACAACATTTCCGCTACCTGTTGAAGTTGTAACTCCTGTACCACCATTTGCTACTGGAAGAGTTCCAGTTACACCTGTTGTTAATGGAAGTCCTGTTACATTTGTCATTGTGCCAGATGCTGGTGTTCCAAGCACTGGAGTTACCAGTGTTGGAGAGTTAGCAAATACAAGAGCTCCTGTACCAGTTTCATCTGAAATTACACCTGCGAGTTCTGCAGATGTTGTAGCAGCGTGGACAGATAATTTATCTGTTGTTACTACTAATGTTTTAGATGTAGGAATTGTTGTGCTATTAATTGATGTAGCTGTTGCTGCTCCCAAAACTGGGGCTACAAATGTCTTGTTTGATAGTGTTTGTGATGTTGAAACATCTACTGTTGTAGCAGTATCAATTCCTAGTGTTCCTGGAGTTGATTCTGTCAAACCAGTTCCAGCAGATACTGCCTTCGCAGCATTAAATGCTGAATAAGTAATGTTTGTTGTTCCAATTGTAATTGTTGATGTGTTAGAACAAACATATCCATAACCAGAGTTTACAGTACCTTCAAGAACTAAGCAGAAGTCTCCACCTGCAAGTTCTCCTGAAGGAGTATTATCTGCATCTGTTGCTCTTGTCCATGATCCTGAAGCAACTACGTAAATACCATTTTGAGTTTGTGTAGTTTGATCTTTTACAAGTACACGATCTCCAACTGATAAAGAAACTCCATCAATTGTTTGAGTTCCGCTTAGTGTAATATTTCCTGTTGTAGCAACACGTACTGGCTGATGGAAGTTTAATCCTGCAGATACGTTATCTACATATGCTTTTGTTGCTGCATGAGAATCTGCTGTAGGAGCACCTGATAGTGTAAGTGCACCAGTCATTGTTCCGCCTGCAAGTGCTAATTTAGCATCAAGAGCAGTCTGTGTTGCAGTAGATACTGGCTTATTTGCATCTGAAGTATTATCTACATTGCCCAAGCCTACCATTGATTTTGTAACACCCGATACTGTACCAGTAAATGTTGGTGAAGCAGTAGGTGCTTTAGAATCTAACTGTGTTTGAATAGCAGATGTAACTCCATCTACATATCCTAATTCTGTAGCAGATACTGTTGAAGATACTGCTAATTTTGTCCAATCAATTGCTGCTGAAGCATTAATATCAGCATTTACAATTGTGCCATTAGCAATCATTGTAGATGTAACTGTTCCAGAATCGTCTGTTGTTACAAGCTTTGAAGTATCAGAAATTCCGTGAATTGATGTTGTATCAGCCTCGTGTGAAGAAAGTGCTGAAGCAGCAGCAGATTGTGCATCTGATGCCTTACCATCTGCATAGGTTTTTGTTGCAAGTGCAGATGTATCTGCAATGCCATGGACATTTGTAGTGTCTGCTTCATGTGTACTTACTGCAGAATCTGCATATGTTTTTGTAGCAAGTGCGGAAGTATCAGAAATTCCATGCACATTTGTAGTAGCAGATGTATGTGAATTTACACTTGATGAAGAAGCTTTAGCATCAATTTGTGTTTGAACTGCTGACGTTACTCCATCAAGGTATCCAATTTCTGTAGAAGAAACTGTACCTATAGATGTTGAAGATGGAAGACTAACGGTTCCAGTAAATGTTGCTGTTCCAGTAATTGTTGGAGCATTTAAAGGAGCTTTATCGTCTAGTGCGTCTTGCAATCCTGTTACCTTTGATATTGCAAGATCATTTACCTTATCGTTAGTTACAGAATTGTTTGCAAGTTTTGCTTCTGTAATAGAACCATCTGAAAGTTTACCTGTTGTTACTGCTAAATCATTTATTTTTGCAGTTGTGATTGCTGAATCAACAATTTTTGGAGTTGTAACAGCTGCTGCATCAATCTTTGAAGTTGTAACTGCTGCTGTATCTAACTTAGATGTTAAGATAGAGCCGTCGTTAATTTTTGATGATGTAACTGCTGAATCATCAATCTTAGCAGTTGTAACTGCTGCATCGTTAATTTTGCCAGTTGTTATCGCTGCGTCATTAATCTTGTCTGTTGTAATTGCTGCATTATTAATCTTAGCAGTTGTTACTGCTGCGTCATTAATTTTATCTGTTGTTACTGCAGAACCTACAATTTTTGATGTTGAGACTGCATCATCTGCTAATTCGTTATTTGTAACCGCATCATCTGCAATTTTAGCAGTTGTAACTGCTTGATTGTTTATTCTTGAAGTAGTTACAGCTGATGCTGCTATCTTATCTTCAGTAACTGAATTATTTTCAAACTTAGAAGTTGCAACACTGCCAGTTGCTAACGCAGATCCGTCTATTGAGTTTTGTGGGAAAGAAACTGTGTCAACATTAAATACAACGTCTCCAATAAAAGTTTCTGAATCTTTATTTGCTTTTGTATCTTCTAGCGAAGAAATATCTGTGTTAATGTTATTAATTTGTGTTTGGATAGGAGATGTAACACCATGAACGTGTTGCAATTCTGTAGCTAAAACATCACCAATTTTTGCTTCATCCGCAACTAATCTTCCAATTTCTAAATTATCTTTTGTATAAGATGAAAAATTAACTGTTGATGTTGGTTCTGATTGAACACCAGAAAATAGTTTCCAATATCCGTCAGATGCATCTCTAACTAGACCTGAATGTTGGTATGTTCCATCGTTAAACGAAGCAACAAAACCTAAATCTACTGCATTTGAATTATTATTTTCTCCCATATAAATCATTGGGTCTGTAACTGATAAATTTGTTGAATTAACTGTGGTAGTTGTTCCACTAACCGTTAGATTTCCAGTGACTGTTAAATCATTTGCTGTAATTTCTCCGTCTACTGAAATATCATTACCTACTAATAAGTTTACAACTCCAGTGTTGCCACCAAAAGATGGGCTATCTTTAACTTGAAATGTAACTGTACCATCATTATTTTGTGTTTTTTCTAAATTTTGTCCCGCAACTAAATTTTCTGAAATTGTTAAAGTTCCTGCTGCATCATCATAGTTTAAAGATACACCAGATCCCTCTACAGCCATTGCTCCTACTGCGTCTTGTACTCTTTCAAGAGTGTAATATTTATTTGAAGAACCTTCTTCAATAGCATCTGTGTCAATTGCATCAACAGCAACCTGTATTGCTGTATCTCTATCTGAAACTTCTTGAGCAATTGCACCATCAGTGTAAGCATTGGCAGTTGCTACTGCTGCTGTAATATCGCTTGATGTTTGATTTCCTAAAGATACTACATCTGCTGCATCTGCTGCTGTGTAACCTAGGGCATTATTAACGTCTGTGTCTGTAAGGGTAACTGAGCCAGTTCGTGTATTAAATGATAGTACACCAGTATTTTCAATATTGATCTCATCATCTGCATCATTATATGATTTTGATAAACCTGAACCTGGAGTCAATGCAGCATAAATTGCATCCATTGCAATTTCGCTTACCGCAGGAACATCTGAAGCAACATAATCTAAACTAGACCATGCTGTTGTGCCATCTCCCACCTTAAGCTTGCCTGTATTGGTTTCAAAACCAATCTCTCCGCCTGCTAATATTGGATTTACGGAAGACCAATCTGCTGCTGTTCCTCTGCGTACTTGAATTCTTACTGTTGACATTTTTATTACCCCTTATTTTTGAAATTATACCAGAAATTACGCTTAACTCAAACGGTTATTACACCAGAATCAAATATAAAATCTGTACTTGCTGTTGATGGATTACCCCCATCTAGGAATTTAGAGTCACCAGACGGGGTGACACCGTTGCCTTGCACTATGTAAACTGGAAGACCATTATAATCAATTGCCAATCCAATATCCATAAAATTAATTTGATTTGATGTGTTAGCAACATCATCAAGAGTAGCGATGCTTTTCCAAGCATCGTTAATAAATAATTGTAATCTATTTGTATTTGTATCAAAGGCTAGGGGTGTAGAGCCTAATATAACCTGGGAATCAAATGTAGCATTCCCCGCAACGGATAATCCGTTCTTTACTTTAAAATCTTTATTTGTAACTGTCATTTAAGTTCACTATCCCCTAAAATTTGTTTTTTTTGGGGGATTTTGAAAGGTTCCCCCAAACCTTTAAAACTAGTCAGCCCAAATTATTGCTGAACCTGAAGCTGCACATTCAACTGATGTATGACCATTAGTTGGAGTTACAGTTATCTTCATATTGCCAGAATCATAAGTTGCTGAAACATCTGCAAGAATTCCATTTGTTGTAACTATTGCATATTCTGTTACATGAACATTATTTGAGCTATCACGGGCAACCAAAACTTCTGATGCTTGTGAATGAATTCCGTCTCTTACGTGAACTGTAAATTTAGCAGTTCCGTAACTTGAAGACCATTGTACTGGAACTAAAGTTCCTGATCCGCTTGCATATCCAGCAATTAATTTGCTTACCCAATCAAGATTAATTCCAGCATATGTTGGAGTTGCATTTGAATCTCCAGATGCAATTGCTGAATCTGTATAAGAATTAGCTGTAGAGATAGCATCTGTTATGTCTGAAGAAGTATTTGATGAAAGTGTATTTACAATACCATCTGCATAAGACTGTGCTGCTGCTTGGGCTGCGTTAGCCTTTGTAGTAGCATCTGCTGATGCGGTTGCTTCTGCTGCTGATTGTGCAGCGTTAGCCTTTGTAGTAGCATCTGCTGATGCGGTTGCTTCTGCTGCTGATTTTGCAGCGTTAGCATAACCCTGTGCTGCTGAATCAAGATCTGATATTTCTGAATTTACATATGAAGTATCAGCCTTTGTTGCAACTAGGTTGGCAACATCTGATGCATAGTTTGGATTATCAGCAATTGCTGCTGCTAATTCATTAAGTGTATCAAGAAGTGCTGGTGCAGAATCTACAAGATCTGCTACCTTTTCATCTGTATATGAATTTGCTGCTGCTTCTGCTGCAGACGCTGCTCCAAGAGCGTCGTATGTGCCAGCAAGATTAAGTGCTGTAATTGCGTTATTTGTATAAGTATTTGCATTAGTTTCTGCATCTGAAATTTGACCTTCAAGATCTGTTACTGCAGAAGAAAGAGCATTTGACGCTGTAAGCTCTGCTGCTGCTTGGGCTGCGTTAGCCTTTGTAGTAGCATCTGCTGATGCATCTGAAATTGCTTCTCCTTTTGCGGTAGCAATTGCTGAATTACGATTAGTAACTTCTGTTGAAATTGCAGAATCTGTATAACCATTTGAAGATGAAATTGCTTCTGATTTAGCAGTTGCAATTGCATTATTACGGTTTGTAACTTCTGTTGAAATTTTGCCATCTGTATAAGAGTTTGCAGCAGATTCAGCATTACCAGCTGCGTTATCTGCATAATCTTCTAAGTTGCTTGAAGCTGTAGCAATTGCATTGTTTCTATTTGTAACTTCTGCTGAAATTGCATTATTTGTGTATGAATTTGAATCTGCTACTGCATCATCATATGCTGCAGCTGCTGATCCATATGAATCAAAAACTTCTGAATTAATTGTAAGGTAGCCAGTGTTATCTACTGTAAATACTGTGTTATCTACAGATTTAACTAGTGTAGCTCCGCCTACCAAATTGAGAATATATGTATCGCCATTATTCTCAGTAAGAATATTATTACCATTTACGGTGGCGGTAGATCCTTGAACTACCAGACCATTTTTTACTACAAAGTTTTTATTTACTGTTGCCATTATTTTCCTTAGTTTTTAAGTGCTGTACGGTAATATCTGACAATAATCGGACTTACCAACGGAGTCACTAATAAATTAATTATACTTCCTGTTTTAGTAAATTCCAAATTTGCTAAAACAGTGTCTGTGTTTGATACCACGTCATACTCAGACATATAGATGCTTCCATCTATATAAATTGCTGTTACATTTGAGGATGTTTGTAAGTTATCCTTCTTTATTTGTATTCTATAACTTGCTGTTGTGTAAGCTGTAGAATCAAAACTATCTATGACTGTAGGATTTTCAATTCCCGTCACTTCTAAATCATTATTTCCTTCTAAACCTAGTTTATTTTCTATGTCTTTAACTGCAGTAGAGTTTGTCCACATTCCAGTTATTGAATTAAAAGATAAAACATCTCCATCTGCTGGAGGATTTGAATAATCAAGGTCTACGTCATGTAATTCATTAAGTTCAAAACCATTTTGAATTTTAACAAATATTTGACCAACTTGAGCATGTGCTCTAGTTACAATACCTATAAATACTAAGTGTGCAGGAGCTATTGGCTTATTGGCTAATCCGTATACTAATTGACCATTTGCGCCAAGCCATACTGGATCTCCAGCATTTGCTATATGAGTATCAAGTCCAGATAGAAGACCTTCTGTTACAACAAAACCAATTGCGTTCTGTGCTAGGTCCTGAGCAAGCAAACCAAAAGTTTTGCTTGATGTTGATTCTCCTGAATTTGATGCTTTTGATATAAGCATATTTGCGCCAGTTGCGCCAGATATATATACAGGAGTTCCTGCATTAATTGTTGAACCTGTAGAATTTTTTACATAGTGTTGAACAACACTTGTATAACCCGCTGTTTGTGCATTATTAACTAAAAGTGTTAATGAATCTAATGCATCGTTATAACTTACAGTTATATCTGTTTGATCTCCCGCTGCAAATGCTGCAGCAATTGCATCTTGAATTTGTTCTGTATCAAGTGGGGATATTTCTAATTGTGAAATTCTATAATCTAACGAATTTGGATCCGTTGAACCATCAATACCAACTTTTGCTTGTAATGCTTCAATGGCATCGTTAGCATTTGCATGTTGTTCTGAGTGAGATGGATTTGATAAAGGATTATTTGAATCTGGGTTTGTAAAATTGTCTAAATTTTCTGGGAAATCAGTTGCCATTTATTTCTCCGTCGTCCAGCACCGAAAATGAAGATGGATCTATTGCTGAATTTGGATTTCCACCATCAACACCTATTATAACAGGTAAATCTTGAATTACAGAACCACCTGATAAAGTTTTAAAATCAATTTTATTTTGTAAATCAATTGTATGTACATCACCATCATAAGTATGTGTATGTTGATAAAATGGAGTTGGATCATCACTCTTAACTATTGTTATCCAAAATTCACCGTTATGGATTCTAATACTTTTATCAGTTGTATTAAAATAAACTTCGCCTTCGTTACCAGATAAAGGGTCGGAAGCTAGTGTTAGTAACTTAAATGGAACTAATATTTTTTTAGACATTCCGACCCCTTTACCTTTTAGCCTACTACGACTACTCTATATGCGTTTGTTGAAGGAGCTACTGTAAATCCAACAATAATATTGTTTGCATCAACAATATTTATATCTGTTTCTACTAGCTCACGATTAGGATTATTTTCATAAACCTGAATTGTTACATCATAAGTATTTAAATTATGTGTAATTTGGAATTGACGATTTGAATCATCTCCAATTACCTCAACGTATTTACGTGCAATTGAATGATAGTTTGTTCCATCATTTGTTAATTGCCACTGATCATTAGATTCACTCCATAAAAGAGCAACATCGTTTGCAGTACCACGAGTAACTTTAATTGCAGCATCTTGAGTTGGAGCACCAGTCCAATTTGAATTTAATGTAATCTCATTGTCTGCAACATCAAGGGTTTCTCTATTAATAGCATTAAGTGTTCCTAATACTTCTAGATTACCTTCGATTGTTACATTATTTTGAAATGTAGTATTATCGTTTACATTTAATGGACCTGTAATACTTACTGCTGGAGCAGAAATATCTACAGATGTATCAGATTGTACTGCCAGAGATCCGTCATTGTTAACTACTGTTTGTGTATGTACTGCATTTGCAGACATGTCAGAATTGACAACAAGCGATCCGTCTGGATTTAGGACAATGTTTCCATTTCCTGCTGTAATTACAAGATTAGATCCAGTTTCCTGTATAGAATTACCAAGATTACTTACAAATTCAATACCTGAAAGTTGGATATTTCCATCAATTGTTAATGTTCCACCAATTTCAACATCGCCAGTGATGTTTGCAGAGTTATTAACTTGTAATGTTCCATTTAATGTGGAATTTCCATTAACTGTTAAGTCAGACTGTAAAGTTGTTGAACCATCAACCTCTAATGTTCCATTAGCATAAGCATTGCCGTTTGAATCTACTGTAAATTTACCATTTGCTACATTTAATGAACTAGTGATATTTACATCATCAGATAAACTGATTGTTGGTGTAGAGCCTGCTCCACCAGAACCAGATACGACAATTTGATTAGCTGTGCCACTAATTGAATCAACATAATCATGCTCGATTGTAGTTGATAAAGTTATAATCCCAGTAGCGGGATTTACATAAGCAGTGCCAGTTACGTCTCCTGTCAAAGTGACAGTAGAGGCAGCCGTACCACCTGCAGCTAAATCATACCACGCACCTGCTGCACCAAAGTATCTTAACTTGTGTGTAACAGAGTCGTAGTAAATACGACCTTCCTTATTGCCACTATTCGGGGCAGAAGAAAGGTTTTGAACAACTGCATTTTGCAGTTCGTTTGTGTTCAGATCAATATTGGTCAGAAATTTTCTTGACATTTATTAACCACCCTTTCGTAACTAGGAAAGATAAGCCTTTCCAGTTGTAACCCCGATGAATCGTATTACGATTGTATTTTCATCAGGGTAGGATATATCTCCTTCTATAACAGTTCCATCAGATGAGATGGTTGTTGCATTAGGATTATATCCAAGTCCATGTTCTATTTCCCAAGTATCAGATGCGACACCAATATTAAATACTTGTCCAAGTAAATCTCTATTAAACATTTCAAACAATGGTTGTGTTGGCCAGCCGTTAATAGTTTTTGGGCCATAAGTAATTTTAGAATTAGTGTCTATATACAGATCTCCAACTTTTCCCACCAATGAAGATGGAATACCTGGTCCTGTTAATACTGTTGTACCAGCATCACCTTTAGGACCAGCAAGTCCTGGTGATCTTACAACTACCTTTTTTTCATCAGTAACTTTTACAACTTTTGTTGTTTGATAATAAGATTTAGCCATCTATAACTCCTGGGTCTACTTTTATCCAACCCGACAACAGTGTGTCTCCTGTTTCAATAACTTTTATTTGATATGCACATTTTGGAATATTAAACTTAGATGTTTTTTCTGGAGTAAAAGTCACTCTTATTGCATTATTTTTTTCGGGGAAATTAATAAGTTCAATTCCATTTTCACTTTGAGATGAAGCACATAAAAGATTACCTCCTGGCTTATCTTTTACTTCAGCTAAGATATTATAATTAGATATGTTGATTGGGTTGCCCTCAGCATCTTCATATTCTATATCTATAGACCAGGTGTCTCCTTGAATCACATCAAAATTTGTACTTTGCATGCCTACCTCAAATTAAAATATATTTTATTTTTTAATTATATCATTTAGTGGCATTAATCCACAGAAACATACAACTACGAGTTTATATCAACAATTTCGCATTCCCCAGCCACACAAGCCAAAGCTTGGGTCCCAGAGGTTGTGTCTTCAGTTTCATAGAGTGAAATTGCGTCCCAATTAATTTCAGATGGCATTTTTGCTAAAGATTCTAGGTACTCTTCTTCAGAGCAATCTTGGTATGGGGCTTGCTTATATGTATGATCTGAATAAGGTAAGAAAGATATTCCCGATACTTCATCGAAATGCTTCCATACCCAAGCTCCTACTTCCATCCATTCATCTTCTTTGACTGAAACAGTAATAGATGGTTTATGTTCACACCAAGCCCTTTGATATGTAAGCCAAATATTTAAGTGTTCAATAGCCGTAAGATCATTTCTTAATATAGCTCCTTCTGGGGCTTTCATTGGGAATGAGAATACTGTGGTAGCATCTGGTTTCATAACATCATCCTCAAAAGGTATCCCAGCATCCATTAAAAATTTAGATAGTGGGTCTTTCTTATCCCCACGGACAGTACGAATATAATAATCATTATGCCAAGGATGCATTCCAGATGATACGCCAACTAATTGAGATACTGTACCAGAAGGTTTTACACAAGTAATGGCTGCAGATTCATTAATATTCAATTTTTGAGATTCTTCTTTATTTACATCTCTGGCGTAATCCCTAAGATTTTCTAAGTAAGATTCTAATTCTTTTAAATTTTCTTTCCCAGACATGAACTTGTGACCAAATTGGCCAGTAAGAGAAACTCCAAGTAGTCTTTCTTCTTCTGTATTGTCTTTCCAAATCTTACGAAGATATTTAAAGTCTGTAAGTGTTGATTGCCAAGTTCCAAGAATTGTCGCAAGTTTTACTTTTTCTGCTATATCTTCTTTTGTGTCATTTTGCCTAATTACAACTTCAGAAAGATTACAAAATTGATATGGGCGAAGTATAATTTCTGAACAAGGGTTTGTTCCATAATGAATCTCTGGATCTCTACGTCCCCATCTTGATGCTTGTTTTTGTGCTGCTGCGACGTTGTATATTCCACGTTCGCCTGACTTTGAATCATACAGGTTTTTCCATTCTGTAATAAATTGAGCCATTTCTGGACGACGTGAGTAAGCTACGGAATTATTTGAAAGAGATCTTTGTGAATTATTTTCCCACCAATTTCCAACTTTTGCTTGAGCCATTTCGATATCATTAATATTTGAAAGAGATATCATAGCAGAACGACGAACTCCTCCGACTACAACAACTTCTCCAATCTTACACATTATGTCATGTGCTTCAATTGGTTTAAGTTGACGACCTGCAGCATTTTTAAAAATCTTTATAGTAAAGTCAAAAAGATTTATCAATGGTTGTGGGCCAGACGATCTTCCGCCCATAGTTTTTAATCTTGCTCCTGCTGGGCGAACTTTACTTACATCTATTGAGGGGATTTGTCCTGCCCATAACAAGGCAAGCAATTCTCTATACGCTTTTGCCCAACCTTGTTTAGAATCATCCACAATAATTACTGTTGTTGTTTTTTCTAAGGTGTCTGGGACTGAAGGAAGTTTATTAACGTACTTATACTCAACAGAGAATCCTACACCAGTACCACACATAAGTATATACATTGTTTCGTCAAAAGATCTTACATTGTCAACTGGAACAAAAGAACAATTATAACCTGCAACATGATCTCTTTCTAACGCTGGTCCAGCAGTCATCACTGATCGCATAGATGGCATCACATTTCTATTAAATACTTGCGTTTTTAAATCAGATACAAGTTTTTTGTCTGGAAAATAACCCATCCCATTAAGATGATTAACCATGAAATCAAAATAACGATCTACCGTTTCTTGCCAAGTTTCTCTTCGATTTTCTTTTTCAATCCATCTTGCATAACGAGACAGTGCAATAAAATTTTCATATGGGTTTTGTATAGTTCCAGACATTTGTTTGTAGACCTCTATTTCTTTTTTGATTAAGATTTATATTCTATCACATTTTGTTTTTTAAACGCTCAAGATCAAAATATTCTTTTTCTATTAATATATTTGCATAAATTTGTTTTAATCTTGCTACTGCAGGTTTTGTAACTTCAATCCAATCATATTCCCTATGTATATCAAAAGAATTTCTAAAAGTCTCAGGTAGAACTTTATTGTATTCTTCTACTGACTTTAACATTTGATTTTTTAAACTTTCTTTATCTGGCTCTAGCATATATCCTGGATGTTTTGATTGCCAAGGACTAAGTTTCCATTTTGATTTAACTGGCCAAGTAATAAATTTATCATAATCTGCCCATTCATCAACACAAATTACTGGCATTCCCATTGCTAAAGCTTGCAATGGTTGGAATCCAAATCCTTCTCCCCAACTTGGATAAACAAAAACATCAGATTGATCATATAAGCCAATCATTTGTTCTTCACTTAATGTTCCAGATATTTCAACAATATTATCATATAAAGCTGCGGGAGAAAGATCATACCCTCTTGGATGTTTAACTCTTGTTGTATTTATTTTATGACATTTTAAAACTAATCTATACCTAGGATCGTGACCAAAAAGTTCAACAAAAGAATCAACAACTATTTGAGCATCTTTTCTACTAAACGGTTCTCCAATATGTAAAAAGGTAAATGGTTCTCTATTATTTTTTCTTAATTTTGGTTTCCAAGATTCACTAATTCCATGTTGATAAGTAAAAATATTTTTTGTAGGAAATAGTTTTTTATAAATATCTGAAATCCAAAAAGATGTCCCCCATAATTCATCGCACTTATCAATATTTTGTTTAAATTTTTGAGACATCTCAGAAGATTCCCAGGCAGAATATCCTATTTTATATGAAGAAGGATCATAAAAAGTATAATTCCCAGGATCTGCAAAGGATATTTCTATGTCTGCTTTTTTCGCTTCTAATTCTACGTCTAATCCCAGTTTTTTAAATGATTTTATAATATGATGTGATGCTTCGCCATACCCAACATTTCTATCCATAAAACGCATAGCTGGCCCAGTAAATGATATTTTCAATAAATGCTCCTTGTATAAAATATTATATCATGCTAGAATTGATATTACCTGTCAGTAAAACTAGGAGGTAAGGGAATGAACTTTAAAACTAAATTCCATCTAACATTAGTTATATTGATAACTATGGCTAATTCTTTATTAGGCTCTCCACATGCTATGGCATTGCAGGCTAAAACGGAGTTAGAAAATATAAAACTTGACAATAAAAATCAAGCTATATATAATAAAAATATATCTAATATATATAATAACTTAAATATAAAATATATATCTATTAGATTATATAATATTAATATTAATAATAATATTAATAACAAAAAGAAACTGAGTAAAGCACTTAGCTTCAAAGAAAAAATTGAAATCGTTATGTATTCTATAAAGCAGGTAGAATCAAATGGCAGGTATTCGGCTAAATCAAAATGGTCATCTGCTTGTGGCGCATATCAGTATATGCCTATAACATGGAATAACTACAAAGGTTTCAAAACGGCTTGTCTTGCACCTGAATGGGTACAAGATGCTCGTATGAGAGGCGAAGTCCGTTATCTCTGGAAAAAATACGGCGATTGGGAAAAAGTAATCGCTGCGCACTATATGCCAGCCTACGCTGGTAATAAGAAACTCTGGTATCACAGTGCTGGAGGTCTTAGCGTCAGAGAATATGTTCAAAGAGTTAATACTCGAATGAACTCAATAGTGATAGGCTTGGCGACTAGCTAAGTTTAAGGAAGGGAGGGGATCAAAGGGTTCCCTCCCTTTTTAAAATATGGAACATAGAATATTTTCAACTTATTATCAAATGTCACTTGATGGAAGAGTAGATCCAATACTCTGTATAAATAAAGATCATCTAACATATATGGTTCCTTTTTTCAATCCCCTGGAAGAAAGAACTGAATGGCGATGTTTTTATGGAATGTGTGACTATAAAATAATTCCAGGTTCCGACATGTATGAAAAAATGATGAAGCAGGTTTACTATAAAGAAAATTTCTAGATCTTGTGGAGAATGCACTAAATGTTGCGAAGGATATCTTCATGGAGAAACTGATCTTGTTATGCAAGACGGCAAAACATTTAAACTTGGCGGATCTGCATGTCCAATATTACAAATTGGTGCAGGTTGTGGAGAATACGAGAATCGCCCACAGAATCCCTGTAGAGGCTTTGAATGCGAGTGGTTGAGGCAACCAGATGTATACCCCGATGAAATGCGCCCAGATAAAATCCTAGCAATTTTTAGCCTGCAGGAAGTAGATGGCGTACCCTATCTTAGAGTTACGGAAGCGGGTGGAAGATTGGATGCAGAAGTTTTAAGTCATGCAATTAAAATAACATTGTTAAATAGATTTAATTTATATTGGGAAGTAGATGGCAAAATACATTGGTTTGGAAATAAAGAATTTGTACAAGTTATGAATAAACACAGTAAGGATAATTTTAAATGAGCGACGAACAGAGACAAGCAATAGAAGAATTATTAGCAGGAATTTACATACAAAATTTAAGAGTGTATGATGTACTTATGACTTTATTAGCTTTACAAAACCCTGATAAGGCAAACGAGTTAGAAAAATTTCATACAGAAGGTAAAATTTTAGGTCCAGACCCTGCTTTAAAAGTAGAAGATTGATATAATAGCGGTATATGACACCGCAAGAAATCCGTAAAAGGATTGACAAGATAAAACTTAAAGCAGGATGTGAGATCTGCGGGTACAACAAGCATCCAGCAGCTCTTTCTTTTGATCATCTGGATCCAGAAACAAAGTATAAAACAAAATCAGGTAAAAAAATACAAATATCAGATATGGTAAAGGGCGGAAAATATCAATGGAAAACTATAATAGAAGAGATACAAAAATGTCGCATCCTATGCATGAATTGTCATATGGAAGCAAACCATCCAAGGCAAGATTTGGAATTAAACAATTTAGTATCTTGACAGTTCTTTGGTTTATTGCTTCAATTTCTCCAATATATGTCCCAATGATTATTACACTTGGTTTAATGTTATATTATGGTGTTCCACGTGAAACAATTAGTGAGCCGAAAAATGAGCCGAAACTGGAACCAACATATAAACTTTCATATATAGACGCAGTTACAATGCTGCGCAACGCAGAAGTACAAAAGCGTGGCAAATAGACTATATCTTCTCTTTTAGCATAGATGCAATCACTGCGTAGTTTTCTGGACTTAGTGCATCTATTTTTTTATTAACTGATTCTTCAAAGTACATCATGTCTGAATTTAGTGAAGATACATTTAAAGATTTGTATATCTCGCATCTTGGAATAATTTGAAAATTTTCATTCATTGTATTTATTGTTTTAATAGAATTAATTAATCTATCTGAAGCTTTATCTCTTTCAGCATACGTATATAGTACTTTTTCTTCAGTATCTGGACGTACTGGGTATACATAAACTAATTCTTCAAACTGAGGCAATGGTTCAATTATAATTATTTTTTTATCTGGAAATAAATTTTTTATTTTTTCCAAATAAGCTCCAACTACTAAATTTATTCTTTCATCGCTGTGTCCTGGAAGATACTCTTTAACCTCAACATAACCAAGCCAAAAAATAATAGTGTCATAATTTAATGAGGCCGAAAAAGGAATACGATCTGGGATATCTTTTTTATTATTTAGGTATTCCTCTGGAATGAAAGAAACATGTGATTTTAAATTCAATATATCTTCAGAATTTACAAAATCAATCATTTTAAAACCATGTCTTGCCCAAACATTAAAGTCTGAGTTTTCTGCTAATCTTAAAGTATGGCAATCGCCAATTATAATTGCGCTCATAGCTATTATTATATCTCATTTTGTGGTAAAATTATAAAAAAAGGGAGATATTATGTCGCCAAGGCATTTTCATAAAACATTAACTACGCCAGCATTTAATAGGGAAGTAAGGCATCCTGAATCATGTGATTGTAATTTAAATATAGGGCGGGGTACAAGAATTGCCAATTACATAAATGCCTTAATAGGAAGACTAGTTACTAAGAAAGATGATAGTACGAAATAGTCTTTTCTATTTCATCTCTAAATAATTCATATATTTTTGCATGATATTCATCTTTTAGTCCATCTACAGGATGAGGAGCTCTATTATGTGTCATATCGGTAGTAAACTCATTTCTACCAGTGACACGATATATATCCTGTTGGGAAACAGGTTCCATAAATCCCGCCTCTTTTGAATATTTCCTTAAACCCTCAATATATAGTTTATTCTGCTCAAGTCTTTCTTCATAGGTATATGAAGGGTGTATTCCTTCATATTTTAAAAGCATTTCTGTAAATTGAGGTAAAGGCTCTATAAATCTAATTTTTTTATCTGGGAAAAACTTAATAAACTTATCAACTACTATTTTAGCTACTTCATCTGCATTTTGATGTACTGGAAGGTATTGTCTTATATCTATGTAGCCAATCCAAGGCATTATTAGATCAGATTCTTCCACTTCTTTAAAAGAAACTTTAGGGTTCCAGCCCTCGTTCATTTTAGATAACATTATCTTTTGCCCTGCTACTTCAACTCCAGAAGATAGCGAACATTTTGGATCTCCCTGCTCATGAGAGCAATTATCCATATTCTCTAAAGATTTTTCTTTTAAATCTAGGCCATATGACCAAGTTCCTGCTCTTCCCCACATTCTGAGAGTATACTTACTATCATCAAAATTATGGTGCTCCCAAACTCTTGCAGTATGACAATCTCCAAAAATAGCAACTTTCATCATAAGTTCCTAGGTATTAAAATTGGTATTGATAAATGATTAGAGTAAGAATATCTGTATCCTTCTGTAACCTCTAATACTTCATGGCTACATATTTTTTCTGAACTATGAACCACTAAGGTTCCAGGCATTGGCTTATACTGTATATTTTGCAAAGGATAATTTAAAGCCCCACCACCAAATTCGTTAAAATAAAGCACAGTCCCGTATTTACTATCTTTAACTAAATCATATTCATCAAGAGGATCTTTTTGATTTGCCTTGCCTCTTATTTTTTCAAATTGTTGAGCATCGTAGTGTAGTCCCCATGAATTTCCAACTTTCATTAAATTCACAGCTGTATTGTGTCCAAGTTCATAAACTGGATCAATAATTGATTTAATTCTATCTCTAATTTTTTCAATTTCTTCAAAATTATTAGAAACAACACCAAAACCAAGTTCTAGATTATGCCCATTTGCCTCAATACCTTTATCAAATAAATCTTTAAAATATTGACATTCTTCTTGAGTTAAAAAATTTTCTATTATATATATATCTTCGCCAAGCTCTAGTACTTCTTGACTGTTTATAAAAGGTCCCATTATAATTCCCTTGTTTTCTTTATTATACCATTAATTATAAAGCTTTCATCATCAGGATTCCATTTTGCATCTTCTGCCCATTTTGTCAATCTTTTTGACAATATCGGTCTATGGTTTATTGAAAAAAGAAAATCTTCTCCTTCGGTATCTTTATTACCTATTTTTTCATTTGCTTCTGAATAAATTTTTATTCCATCTTCATCAGTAAAAAAATCAGCTGCCACGTCCCCTTGCCAAAAAAATCTTTCTCCTGATTTAACTCTATAGACAGTATGTACGACTTCTGCATTATGTACAAGTAAATCTCCTGTTTTAGGGTGATATTCTATTCCATATTCTGGGTATACTATTTCTCCCCCACCAAAATCATCATTAAAGTAAATCAAAATTGTTACCCATTGAAACTTTATTTTAATTTTTTCATCTTCTGATTCATTAATAGAAATTTTAATTTTATTTAAAAAGTTTGGCCAATCAACATGTGGACCATCCCCAACTCCAGTTGGTCTCATCCTAACAAAAGTCCAATTGTTTGATATATGCTTTTCTTTTACTTTTTCATTAAAATTAAATACTTCTTTAATTCTATCTCTATATTGAGCTAATTTAGATACATTAAATGAGTCTTTTAAAACTAAATTTTTTTCTTTTTGATAAACATAATCTGGCGTATTTTTTACTTCTTCGACGATTTCTTTACATTCTTCTTCTGACAAAAAATTTTCATACAAATATACCTCGTCACTTAATTTTTTAAGTTTAGACAAGATAGGTTCTTGAAATTCTTGCAAAGCTTTATACATAAAATTTATTATAACATTTTACTTTTCAAATTGACAAAAATGTTAATATTTTTTTAAATTGTATGATCCACGTTTAAAAATCAAAAAATAAAAAAGATAGTGTGCCCATAATGTCCGATTTGATAGCATTTTGAGCGTAAAATGTGGTCTAAATCACATAAAAAATATCCGAAATGTCCGTTTTGCGACTTGAAAATGTCAGAGAGGTGTGCTAGTATTTACTTATTAGATAAAAAGAAAGGACAATAAAATGTCACTAGAAAAAAAATTAGATAAAGTAATCGCTAACGGCTACCAACTTTGGAGCCATGTCCCTTACTACTACAATGACTACAATGTAGCGGGTAATGACCCTACTTGTAAGCATACTACTTGGACAGATGTTCAAGGTGTTGCTACTAAGCAACCTTACTTCAATAGATACTGCGATACCTGCGGATACCGAAAGTTATTCGTAAAATACGCTAAGTATTGTAAGAAATAAAAACTAAATAAAAATCCTGTGAGCCTTACTAAATAAGTAAGCAAATAATCAGGTCAGCAAAACAAAATTAACTACTAAAGAAAGGTGGTCTCAAATGACTACACTAACAATTAACGAAGTGTGTAAGACACACACCCCTAATAAATCTGCTATCTCTATGGTTGGAGATGAGCGTTTCACTTTCTGCGAGGTTTGTGAAAATAATATTGAAAGTTGGTATAACGATACTGACCCTGAGCGTCTACCTATGTGGACAGATTGGAAAGTGTCTAAATAATGTCTGCTAATCTTTATTCAATAGAGGGCTTACTAGTAGGTAAGCTTTATCGCTCCCGCTCCGTAGAGGGCGAAATCGTAGAGGCTGAAAAGCACCCTCACGCCGTATGGTATGATAACGCTGAGGCGTATCGTGTCCGTATCCGTAAAAGTGGCGGAGGATACACCTACCGCTCAGTAGCCGTAAGTGTGGGCTAAATCACACTAACGCCTATCGGCGTGTCGCTTGAAATTGTCGGTGGCTTATGGTAGGCTAACGCCATAACAAATAAATAAGTAAGTATCTTAGAAAGGATAACTAACAAATGAACCTAGATGAGTTCCGTGCCTATGTAGAGGCACAGCGTAAGGCTTCTACCCTAGAGGCTATGTCCGTATTAACTAAAAAAGAAAGTGAGACTAAATAATGAAAATAGAATACTCCCTATGGCAAGGTAGCCGTTTGCTATCTGTTGGAAATGTTGCTACTAATATTAACGATATAGATACCCTAGTGGCTAACTTAAATAAAAGTAAGCAAGCAGAAAAAGTAAAGTTTTCTGCTAATATAATGAAAATAGAGGTGCAGTAAAATGATGACCCGAAAAGACTATGTAGCAGTAGCGGAAATCCTAAATCGCTACTTATCAAATTACCCCGTAGAAATTTCAGATTTCAAAGAATTAGTTTTTGATTTTGCGGATATGTTTGCAGATGATAACCCTAATTTTAACGAAGATAGATTTATTCAAGCAGTTTATGGAAAAAATGAAAGTGTGGTAAAGTAATGACCATGACTAGTTATGTTCCCTCTTGGGAAAAAAAGTATGACCCATGGGACAGAGAGCCTGAATATTGGGAAAATGAAGAAATCGAAACTGAAACTGAATCAGATGAAATCCCGCTTGATTTAGTAGATGAAAAAGATTTAGCGATTGAATTTGATGAAAGCGAGTTTGACCTTGACGCTGAATAGACTAATCACTTCACTAATTCAATTAAATTTATTTATTGTTTGTTATTATTGCGCAAAACAACTTTATTTAGATATAAAGCAAAATGGATTTTTTCCAAAAGAAGAAGAATAAAAGCTGATCTATCCATCTCGAACAAATGTTCGAATGGACCGACGCAGTCGGGCGTGTCTTTAAGATTGTGACCTAAATCACCTGAACTTTTGAGCGTAAAAATAAAATGTGACCTAACTCACAATCCCAATTGTCGCAAATGTCCGTTTTGTCGCCCCAAAAATGTCAGACCCCCATGCTATAATTCCATTATACAAAATTAAATAAGAATAAATAAAAAAGAAAGGAGAACCAAATGTTCTCACTAAATTATAAAGTAGGCGGTAGTTCTACTACTCTCCTAGTTCCCTCTGAGGAATACGCTAACTCTTTCCTAGATTTAGTTTCACAAAAACAAATTATAGATGAGGTAAATCTAACTTACCTTCCAAATTATAAACCTTCAAATCGTAAGGTTTTCGCTACTACTAGAAGTTGGGAGTAATTTCAATGTCAAATTTAGAAATTAAAAGAATTAACGATTTAGAATTTCAGCCTATTGAATTCGCTGATAAAGATTTAGTCATGGATTTAGAATTAGGTTTAATGACTACACCTATTTCAGAAATTGTAGTTAAGCGTTTAGATAATCCTACAATTCGCACCTGCAAAATTTGCGAATTTGCTCATGAGGGTTTGTATTGTACAAATTGTTTCACGGGTGAGCGTGTCCGTGTAGGTGCTAGAAAGTTTGCAAAAGTAATTCGTTTGCATGAAATTAGAAAGGAAAACTAAAAATGTTTGAGAAATGCGTAGAGTGTAATCGTCGTTTTGATATGTTTGATGAAAACGATGCAGCTGAATTTTATTTTGGACATGATTGTGAGGTATAACAATGACAAATGAAAAAGTAAAACGAGTTCAGGAATTGCGTCGCAGTAATGCAGCAACTCCACAAAAAAATAAAAAGAAATATACTCGTAAAACAAAACATAAAAAAAACAAATCACTAAAAATATTTAGTGATCTTGTTTCGCCTTTTTTTAAATAGTTTAATATTCAACTAACTGGCCGACGCAGTCGGGCGTGTCGTTACGAATGTGAGATTTATCACAGGACTTGAGCGTCTCAAAATATGAAATTACTTGCTAGTAAGTTGAAAAATGTCGGTGGGTTATGCTAAACTAACGATAGTTAGAAAATAAGAAAGGAAAACTAAATGTCAGATTTTTTAGATTATATAGATGAAATTTATGAGGAACTCGTAGATGAGTTTGGACATGAAATAGAAAGTGAGTGTATCCATGAATAAAAATTGTTCAGATTGTAAAGGTTCAGGAATAGTCAATGGTTGGGTTTCACCTGACGGGGACTATGATTTTGAATGGTGTGATTGTAATCCAAATCACGAAACCCCCGAAGTGTGATATAAATCACACTGACACGCTACGGCGTGTCGCTTGAAAATGTCAGACCCGTTTGCTATAATAGCGACACAAAGAAAGAGGTAAAAATGTCAGCAAATATCTACTCAATTGAAAGCCTACTTGTAGGAAAATTCTATCGTTCCCGTTCCGTAGAGGGTGAAATTACTCATGCGGAAAAAGATAATCGTGCCGTTTGGTATGGTGAGAATTGCGAGAGTTATCTCGTAGAAATTCGCCCTACTCATGGTATCAAAAAAGTTTGGCGAACTTTAGCAGTTAGCACAGGAGAATAATAAAATGAAAACTCCGTTTGATGAAATTGCAGAAATCGTTGGCGTTCCTTGTAATGATTGCGAGGGCGCAGGTTTCGTAATTCTTGACATGCAAGGTAATGTCGAAAGATTGGCTTGCGATTGCATTGGTCAAGAAAATGAATATTTTGCTTGGGATGAGTTTGGTCCTTGTAACTAAACTTGACAAAGACCTGCTCACCAGTATATAATTAACCAACTCTAACCCGAAAGAAGAAAAAATGAAAAATAAAAATACAGAATATATCGCTCCCGATACTACTACAGCGGAATGGGATTGTCATCCATTCAGTGTTGACGGTGTACAGTTTAATTCAAAAATTCGCCAAGGCTCAGAATTCCATATGCGTTTAATGCTTGTGCCTGCAGAAACATTTGCTCAAATGAATGTTGCATGCATTCGTGAATATTTCTCTGACCTTAAATCAATGTCTCGTGCAGATATCATTAGCAAATTAGCAGAAATTAATCACGGTGGCACTAGTGCAATTTTAGAATTGGCGGTGTAATGTGATTAAAGGCGGAAATATTTTTACATACATGATTGCTGACAAGCTTGGTGTTTCAGATGAAATTGCGCTGCGTGTACAAAATCAAATGGATTTCATGAACTACGTAGATTGGTCCGAAGCAACAGAAGAAGAGATTCAGGTTTATGCTATGTTAGCATTCCAGGATTTAAATATAGATGTGCCCGTAGATTTTTAATGTAACGGGTGAGAGAGAGAAGGGGCCTGGATCTGACACCAGGCCCTTTCATAATTCTTTAATTTATGCGTAAATAATTTGGACATAACGGACATTGGCCGACGCAGTCGGGCGTGTCGTTACGAATGTGATATTTATCACCACATTTTTGTCTCAAATTATGAGAATTACGGCGTGTCAAATTGAAAATGTCGGTGGGATTTAGTATAATTGCACCTCACCCGAAAGAAAGGAAACCACAATGTTAAGTGGAATTGCACAAGCACACGCAATTGCAGAAGCAAGCAAAGAAGCCATGACAGATTTCGAAGTTATGACTATGGCTGCTGAAATTGTTAAAACTGCAAATTATCTATCAGAGGAAGAATTAATTTCTCTTATGTTCAAATACTCAGGCACTTTAACTGCCAATGTTGCAACTCGCATTACTTCTATTCTTATGACCGAAAGTCAATTTAATGCTATGGTCGAGGAAGTAGAAATGTTTGACCAAATTTCAAGAGATGTGTTAGGAGAATAATTAAATGGGTTTAGATATGTATCTCTCTGCTCGTAAATATGTAAATAAAATAGATTGGTCTATTCTTGATAAACAAGATGAAATAGACTATGCTGCTGCTACTTTCCCACAATGGAATAATATTGTAAATGCTGCTGGTTTAGATCATGTAGCAGATGAAAAAGATATTTATGGCGTAAGTGTTAGCGTAAATGCTGCTTATTGGCGCAAAGTTAATTCTGTTCATAATTGGTTTGTACAAAATGTACAAGATGGCGAGGATGACTGCGGTGAATACTATGTATCTCATGATAAGTTAAAGGAACTTTTAACTACCGCCCGTCAAGCCTTATTCCATAAAGACCCTAAAGAATTAATGCCACAAGCAGGTTTCTTTTTTGGTTCATATGATATTGATGAATATTATTGGGATGGAATTAAATCAACTATCAAGCAATTGTCCAAATTGACCGAATTGCCCGATTTTGAGGATTTGTCCTTTTATTATCAGTCCTCATGGTAAGGCTCAGAGGGGATTTGACCAATGTCAGTCCCCTCTGCTATAATCAACTACTCTCGAAAGGATAATCATGGAATACAACTATGTAATAACTACACACTATGACGGAAATTATCACTCTAGTTATAGATTTTCAGATGCGCTATCTGCCGTAGATGCGTTTAGAAAATGCGTAGATGTAGGAGATGCCAAAGACTATGCAACCTATAATCTACTTGAACCTAATGGCAAAATGCACACAATGAATTTTTATAGAAATGGAGAAGTAAGTGGGAAGTAATTTAGCAACCGAATTAGCAAGTGGAGATTTAGATGTATCTCTGCGTGATAGTATTGCAATACAATTAAGGAGTAATCACTATCCACCCGTCCCGCTTTCTATGATTGACCCTTGCATAGAAGCTATTGAAGCATGTAATGATGAGGACTATGATAAGTTAATTAAACTACCCGAAGGCGTATCATGGCGTGGGCAAGACTCTGCACCTGCTAATGCTATTGTCGAGGGACACCACCTTGATGCATGGGTTAATCATGCATGGTATTGCGATTGTTCAGATTGCATCGGTGATGCAGAATGATAGATGAGCAAGCAGAGCGGATCAGAGAAAATATGGCACTAGATTTAGACTATGCCCTGGAGACAGGAGATTTAGCACTATTTGAGTCTATTTTCGAGGATAGAGACCCGTTCGAATTTATGTGATGTAAATCACACCAAATAACACGATTTCTACTTGCGAGTAACATGGCTCGTATGCTAGAATACCACCTAACAACAAATAGAAAGGAAGCAAAATGACCGCAAATGGCAAAACTTATCAAGTAGGAGATTTATTCACTACTAGCAAGTCAAAGGTCACAGGAACTATCAAGGAGATTGTTCCGAACGCATCTGGCTCGGTGCGTGTGAAACTTGAAGTAAATGGCGATACTCGCTGGACTACTTTCAAGGCATAACTAAATAATAATACAGGGGGGTCAATGTCTGACCCCCCTGCTATAATAACTCTCTCAAACCCTAACCCGAAAGGAAACAAAACAAATGGCTAGAAACCAAAAAGCAATTAGCGTAAAAATCGCTACCCCTAAAATCATCAAGGCACTTGAAACTCGCCTTGCTAAGTTAGAAAAGGATTGGGAAAACCAATCTGAAAATGAAGCAAAGTATCAAAAATCTGTTGAGAAGTGGCGCAAAGAAGTAGGTAAGTTTGCTGTTGCTAACATAGCAAAAGCAGAGAACTTCCGCACCAACTATCGCTCATGGAACAAAACTCTCAATGTAGATTTTGACCTAACCTGTAATGAAGCAGATTTCCCTGTTGAACCACAGAGAGATTTTGAGCAACTTCATCAACACACATACAACGAGATGAAAGAGGAATTGTCTAACGCAATTCGTATTCTGAAAATGACAGATGAGGAAGTAGTTTCAACTTCTACTTACAATGCTGTTGCTCGTTATCTATAATTCCTAAATCGGGAAACTGACCTGAGCAAGTCATAATAAACTGCTCACCCTAACTAAACCCGAATAGAAAGGCAAAAATAAAAATGACACTTGGCGGATACACTTACCAAATCGGTGATTTATTCACAACATCAAATGCTGGAGTAACAGGTCGTATTGAAAAATTTACACCTGTTCGTAACAATGTAACTCGTGTTATGTTGCGCCTAGCAAATAATCAAACTCGTTTTGCTATGGTAAAAACTTACTAAACAAATTAACCTAAGCAAGTTATAAAACTGCTTCACACAATTAAATAAATAGCCAGGAGTGATAACCGATAAGATCGTGCAGCAATAGCTGGAATTAAATTCGTAGCCCACGACGCTATTCCATATTGTGAGACGGGCCGACCCGTGTGATTAACATCACATTAAGAAAGCTTGACAAAACCCATGGACTTACGATAAAATAGGGGGTTATGGAAACTGTACTTTTAGCACCGTTTGTGATTTTGCTCACACCAGCAATTCTAGGCGTGGGTTTATGGGTATTTTATAAAACTCTTCGTATCAAATAGTGAGATACTATTGACAAATGCTAAACCAATCTGTTATACTTGGGGTTCGTCTAAAGAAAGGTAAAAAATGACACTTGCACACGCAAAAGAAATCGCAGATAAATCTGTGACTTTCACCCTTGTTGATTCCCGCTCAAATCCTGCTTGGCACTCTGCTGCTAATCATGTTTGGAATACAGATGAGGAGCAACCTACAATTAAACAAATTATGGATTCTGCTCATCTCTCGAATTGGAATGTTCGCTTAGAGCCTGTTTCTGAGTTAGCACCAAATCACAATTTCTTAACCGAATCTTTCCTTGTTGTTCGTGACAATCCGTTTGAAGCGGGCAACACAGATGTTCTTTCTGTTGTAGGTTCACGCTACAAAGAAGTTCAAAATGAAGATTTATTTGCTTTCGCAGAAAATCTCCACGATTCAAATCCTGATGTCACTGTTGATTCAGCAGGGTCTTTCAAAAATGGTCGTGTTGTATTTGGCACATGGAATGTTCCATCTACTCTCGTTCTTGACCCAAAGGGTGCTAACGACAAAACCAATCTATATCTAGTTGTTTATACTAGCCATGATGGTTCTGTTGCTGTTCAAGCAGCAATCACGCCTGTTCGTGTTCGTTGCCAAAATACTCTTAACTTTGCTATGAAATCTGCAAAGCAATCTTTCAAGATTCGCCATACGCAGACAGTTGATGGCAAAATTGCACAGGCTCGTGAAGCCTTGAATCTATCTGTTGCTTACTTTGATGAATTTAGCAAGCAAGCAGAATTGTTATTCCAGCGTGAAGTCACAGATAAGAAATTCTCTGAGATTATCAACACGCTATATCCAAAGCCTGAGCATGATAAGAAAGGTTCACTTACTAAGTGGGAAAACAAAGTTGTTCTGCTTGATGACCTTTATCATAATTCAGAAACTAACGCTAATATCAAAGGCACAGCGTGGGGTGTAGTAAATGCCCTAACTGAGCGTTTAGATTATTATCGCACAGCACGAAAAGCAAATGGCGAATCGCTTATTTATTCCGCTAGTGGCTTTGACCCTGTTATCACAGCAGAAAAAAATTCTATTGTGAAAAAAGTTCTTGCGCTAACAGCGTAAAGAAAAATCCTGAGCATGATGTAAAACTGCTCCACTTGGTTCGGTAGATCAATTGGTTAGATCGCCACCCTGTCACGGTGGAGGTTGCGGGTTCAAGTCCCGTCCGAATCGCAAAATGAAAATAGTTATTTGTCCAAAGTGTAAAGCTGAGATACAAGTCCGAAGTGGATTTGCATTTGAAACTTTAAATAATCATTTAAAAAAATGTAAATAGTGTGGCCGATACTGTGATAAAAATCACATTAAGAACATTAAGAAATGTCCAATTTGTCCCATATTTACGATTAAGAAGAGTTGACATGATCCCTTTACGAATGCTATAATTCCGCAATGCAAACTTTAAATGGTAACTGGTGGGTATATGAATATGTATGTCCAAACTGTGATGCATCTATGGAATATACTATGGATATTTCCGAGGTATCACCTATATATATGATAAATATCACATGCCCATGTGGTGGTAAAGCAGTAAAAGTGTCAGAGTATGATGCTATAATTGGGGCTCTCTAACCGAAAGGAATATAATGCCAAACTGGGTATATAACACCTTGACAATTCAAGGTCCAAAGCAAGAAATAGATATGATTAAAGATAGATTAAATAAGCCATTCAAGGTATTACATGATAGTTGGAATTCTAAGACTGGTGAAATGGAACAATCATGGACTACTTATTCCGCCCCTGTTTTTGCATTTTGGAATGTGCATTCTCCAATAGAGGACGGTATTACAATGGATGAATATGTCAAGCAACCTGCACGTCTTGGAATTGACATAAATTCTCCTGACTGGTTTGCTAAGGAAGTAGAGTTTGCTAAAACTCAACACGATTGGTATAACTGGAATACATCTAACTGGGGAACCAAATGGGATGTTGCTGTTCATGACGGAGATGAATATCCTGAAACAGAACTAATTGAATATAAATCTGAGGGTGAAGATAACTGGGTTGTATATAAATATAATACAGCATGGTCTCCTGCTGTCACAGTTCTAACTAAACTATCTAATCTTGTTCCTAATTCTTTACTTACTTTAAGTTTTGAGGAGGAGACAGGTTGGGGTGGGGAGTATGAGATTCTCCGTGGAAATGTAACAGAGATTGAAGAGTATGATAATAAGTGTAGAGATTGTGATGAATTAAATACACTAGAATACTGCGACAATGATTGTGGTGAGATTTGCTCATCTTGTAATTATTTGGGCGAGGCAGACCTTGATTGTGTCAAAGAATGTCAGACCCATAAGATATATTTGGATTCCGAACATGTCCCTGATTACAGAATGGAGCAAATAAATGGCTGATGTAGATGACCTATTCTCAGATAGAGTAGGAGAACATATATTAGGTGCTATTCAGGTTGATATTGAAGAACACCTGTTTGATCAATGGAATAGTTCTAATTTAAATGAAGGAAATCTATATGCTGAATGGAGATTCTTTGAATGGGCTACTCCTGAAATTAAAAAACAATACAACGAGCATTATGGATATGTAGAAGGAGATGAATATTACCTATAATGAAGACAGTAACTTGGTCTAAATATACATATGTCTGCACGGGTGAATGTGATGCTTTAATTGAATATACAATGAAAGCTGGATATACTCCTAATGTGACAGAACTCACATGTCTTTGTGGGTCCCCCGCCACACTTTTGTCAGTGGCAGATGCTACAATACTCCCTATAACCGAAAAGAAAGAAGAAACTATGGAAACAATGACACCAGAGACCTACAACCCTAATCTGCTTGTTACATACAAAAAGATTGAAAATGGGGAAGTAAGTTACCCATCAGATAAAGTTGTAGACATTGAATATGCTCTAGACCAGTCTCGTCGCAATTATAAAAACTTAGTTGAAAAACAAAATGCTTGGTATTCCAAGGAATCTCAACTACGTACACTTTTAGAAGAAGTTTATGCTGACTCATCGGAACAAGATACTTTATCTCAGATTGCAGAAATCTTCGATGTTCCACTAACTAAGGAAATTGAAGTAACTGCTTATGTTCGTGTTGACTTAACAGTTGAAGTTGATATGGCTGATGGCGACTACGACATTGAATCATTAGTTTCTGATAACTTAAATGTTGACTCATATGGCGGAGAAATCTCTGTTACTAATTTTGAGATTGAACGTGTTGAAGAAGGCGCATACTAATGATATTAACCATTGATGCCATGTCCCGCTCCAATTATGGAGCGGTGATCATGGATGCATGGAAGCATGGTATAGAGGTTGAGAAACTGGATGGCTATAACCTGGAGCTTACTTGTGCTCATGATGACAAAATGACGGGCTTGATAAAACGTCATCCATATGTTACAATTCTCCACCAAGAACTAATTAAGGAGGTTACTAATGGCATCAATGTGTGAAACATGTAAGTGCTCTACATATTACAATGAAGAGTTAGATATGTTTTCATGTGAGAATGAATGCCCATGTTGCAATGACCCTGACTATGAATCAGAGTGGGACATTCACCTTAGATTGTTTAAACAACTAGAAGAGTATGCTAAGTTACATATAATCAGTCTGGAACAAGATTCTGCCCATATAGAAAAGCAGATGAATGAGATTGAAGATATGGATTCAGATGAATATAAGTCTTTAGAGATAGAGGATATATCTTTAAATGGGCAAATGATAGGTGTATCTCACCTTTTGAGATATATGAAGGAGTTGCATGAATATGTATAATAAAACACCTTTAGAAATTCTAGAAGTTGAATATTCTGTTTCCCCTGGTGGTGTAGATTCATTTGAGGTTTACGATACCTCTGATGTAGAACTCTTGTCCCCGCCTCTTTACGAAACCGAGGATTTGACACAGGCAGTCCGTTTCTGCTACAATTTGGGTCAAGATTTTACCGTCCGAACTTTAGCACAATGGCATAGGGAGAATAATGACTGATAGATTATCAATGCTTTTAGAGGGGCAAGTACTTGTAACTAAGTACTCAGAACTCCAACCATGGAGACCAGGGCTTGTGGACCTGTGGGTTTACGACACCTTGATTGACATGCACCAGTCAGACTACGAAGACATAGAAGCGATGTCGTGGATATGGAGGGAAACCCCAGATAACATTATGTCTGCTATTTTAGAAAATGATATCCGTTTTGATTTAGAATACGGACCTGAACAAATGCACGAAGAGATTCGTGATTACTTACAAGACAAAGGATTCATTGTTGACGTAGAAGATGTTGACGATGAGGAATACACCAAAAACCTAGAAGGAAGGAAATAACATGGAAAAGCAAAGTGCACGTGCATATCTCATTTCAAAAGGATTCCAACCAGGAGCCCGTGGCCGTTTTTCGGCTGAGATGATTAAGGTTCTTAAGGATAGCGGTCTTACTTTTGACCGTCCAATTAAGGAGCCTAAGCAGCGCACTAAGGTGACAGCTGTCCCTTTAGCGTAAACCCCTATTCCTCGCAGATCCCATTGCGGCCATCTCGTACACTGTACGGTTTGGACCGCAGCGGGGTTAGAGTAGGGTTTGTTATGTGTGCAGATTGTAAATCACATATGACATTCTGCGCATGCGACGGGGGAGTAAAAGCTCCGTCTCAAATAGTGAAACCGTTAGACAAAAACGTTCGTATCTGATAGAATAGGGAACTTATGACAAAATTTGTAGCCATCACTCATAAACTAGGAGGTAAAACTCCAAACGAAAAATATGTAAAACAAACCTATGATGCTATGTCTGACAACAACATTAACTTGGAACTTGTTGCTATGCAAATATCACATTTACCTGTACGTGAGCAGCATAAGTTCTTTAGACTTTTGTTAAATTATGTAGACATCACGTCCAACTTAGGTAATTATAATTCCACACCAGTCACAATGCGTGAAGTGGTGGAACTATGTGAAAGATTAATTGCAGTTGTAAATAATTACTATGAAGAGCAAGATGAAATGCAACTTACATTAGAGGGTATGGAATGATAGTTAAAGCTATTATATCTACATATGTGGATACAGCAGATATGGATGAAGAGTTATTGGCTCAATTTGATCCAAATAATCTGGAAGAAGAATTAACTCAATATGCTATTGACTGTATGGTTGATGACGTGTATAATTGGGTCAAATATAATGAAGTATCAGATGCTATAGAAATAGAGGTAACAAAGTAATGGGTGACAGAATCGTATATACATTGGCTCAAACTGATGGTAATCAAATTAGTTTATATAGTCATTGGGGTGGTGGAGATAGATATGGTGCTTTAGCATACGCTCTTGAAAAAGCCCGCCCAAGATGGGATGATGAATCATATTGTGCCCGCATTATTGTCTCTAATCTAATCGGACCTGATTGGAACGAAGAGACTGGATACGGCCTCTGGGCTGGTCCAGACAACGGGGCTGGAGACCACCCAGCAATTACTATCTGGCTAGATAAGAACTATATTGAAGATGAATCTGGGATACACTCCTTTGATGAATTTGTAGACTATCATGGATTGCGACTTGACAAAAACAAAGATGCAGTGGTATAATTAAATAGCAACAATAGGGCGTTCAGGCTTCCGCCAAGTCCAATTAAGACCCTCGTGGATTCGGGACCACGGGGGTCTTTCTTTTTTCTTGATCAGGTCAGATTTCAAAATAGGGATTACGATGGGGCGGGATTTTCCCCTGGATCCTCCCAAAAATACCATTACGAAAGCTCCCTAGAATACCATAGAAAAATATATATAAAATAAAAGAAACATAGAATAAATAAGCATTTATGAACACATATTACGAATTAATCGTACATTTTGTGTAAAAAATGCATATAAATTTTATATGACCAAAATAATGACCAATTTGACCATATAAATGCTTGACAACATATAAAATTTATGCTATGTGGTCATATATCCACAAGTTGTCCACATATTGAGATATATTACGATTTGACACATAATTTGCATATGTGGTATATTACGAACGCCATCATATATATGGTTCCATATTATGTATATAAAATCTGTGGATAACCTATGCACATATGTGGATAACTACTGTATATTCTCCACTATACTCCACTTTGCTCCACTTTATTTCTAGGTATATATCCACCTATATTTGGATCCATAAGTCCAGGTTTCTTACCCTGTGGATAAGTATAATGTAAGACTCCAGGGACAGATACATCCAATATACAATCGGTGGGGGAGATGTAATGATCTGAGCATACATATTTTATCTGATGTTTTTCAGCTATGATGTCTACGCTCCTATTTTTGCAATAAGAACATATAGATGCCTTAGCTCTATTATGCTCTCTTAGGTATTCTAGGTATTTATGGGACATTACACTTCCCGCTTTAATTAATTGTCTATATTAGAATAGATCATATTGATCTTATTGGCGAGTGTTGTAGCAAATCCTTCAACTCCCGCCCTATTTTGATCCATGAGTTCTTGCTCGTTTAAGCCCTGTACTTCAGCCATTTTTTTATAGCCATCCATCATGGCATCTACAATTAAATTTTGAACAAGTTCAATTTTATTGCTCATATTCTTCCTCTTCTGTTAAAAAGTCAACATCTTCAAATGCTGACATTATGTCTATAATTATACGATATATTGAATAGGTTGTCAATAATATCAATATAGGTATTGCTAAATACCTACGCTTCAGTTTTTTGCTCATTTTTCGCCTCATTTTTGGATAAATTGTCCAATGTAACATTTTGTAACAATTCTTTTGCTTGTTTTGGATCATTAAGATCTACATTCATAGTAATACAATAAACATGCTCCCCACGCATACCCAAAATCCAGGCTACCGCCCTTAAAACTCTAGATTTCCACTGGGGCATTGATAAAATTTCCATACTCATATACTCCACCATCCTACTTGCTTCCATGCATCTGGGTTATCTTTTAACCATTTTTTATATAATTTGTTTTGATATTCCCAGTCTATCACATGAGTTTCTTTCCCGCAATAGGGACAAGGATTTTCTTTTATATCCTTATATATATGAATGCAATTACCAGTATCCGTGGTCATTTATAAAAGTCTCTTTCAGCTTTAATAATCTTTTGTTAGCTATTTTTAAACCTAAAGCATCGTTATTTAGTCTATCTACGTATAGATCTTTGTGATTAGGATATTTTGTTTTCCATTTTTCAAATTTATTTTTTTCTACTTTAAAAATTACAGAAATTGTTGTTTGATGAGTTATTCTTTCTCCACTTAATGTTGCTCTAACCCCGTGAATTGCTTCAGCGTCATGTATTACTAACGCTCCTGCCTGTGGTTTATAAAGAATATCGTACTCTGGATAATATAGCTCACCGCCCTCAAAGTCATCATTTAAGTATATAACCATTCCGTAGCCTGCAAATTTAGTTTCTGTATACTCACATTTAGATGCCTGTTCATCAGTTAGAAGAATGTTTTCTATTAATTCATCTTGTTGTACCAAAACGTCTATATGTGGAGCCATACCATTTTTCCAACCTTCATATCTTACAATTCTTTCCATAGGACCATCTATTTCAAAAATTCCACCTTCAAAAACGGATTCAAGTCTTTCCCTATATCTTTTTAATATACTTGAAAAACCTTGATCTTTTTCTTCATTATAAACTATTTCATTTAAAATTTCTTCTAATTCTTTTTTTGATAGAAAATCTTCCCATATCCAAGAAGCAGGGGTTAATTGCTTTAGTTTTTTTGAAACAAAAACTTTTCTATATTTAGTTAGCCTCATGCCAATATCCGTAATCATTTGTAAAAGTCTCCTTTAATTTTAATAATCTTTTATCTGATATTTGTTGGTATATTATAAGACCAGTATAGCCAGAAAACTGACTATACTGGCTATCATATTTATAAAGCTTATTCAGATTTTTTATCTTTTTTGCATTTGTTTTTTATTTCTGAAATATCTTTTAAAAGATCTTCCATAATAAATACGTGCTGATTAACAAGATTTTTGTATCTGTATTGAAGCCTTATGTAGGATTGTAGTAATACAACGATGATACCCAGATAGAGTAGGGTCATTCTGACTCCACCCCGCCATTCAAATATTCTTTTATCTCCATTAATTCCTCGTGCATATGCTCTAATAATTTTTGAGTTTCTTTCGAAATTCGCAAATCTCTGTTCATAACCTGACGATCACGAGCAGATTCCCTGTCAGTTGCACTTAAAATTAACCCAGATAACAAGATAGATTCTAAAGAAACTATCATTGTTAGAAGTCCATACGGAAAGGGCTCTACTTGAAGCTCTACCCATAGTATAAACCACAAAGCGTGTAGCACCAAGAACCAAGGGGTTCCAAATGCTTTTGCAGCCCTGTCAGAGATTTCCTCTGTTCTTTTTTCTATTATCTTAGCTATTTTTCTGATATTCATCACCCTTCGTAATGATATGAGAGATATCATTACAAATATAATTATATCATTAATTAACTAATTATTGATATTTTCCTCTGATTCATATTTTTCAAATGCTTCTATAATTGCTTTTCTAAGTTTTTCGACTTGAATTATTTTTTTATGGGTAGAATCACATTCGGGGTAAGTTTTTGAAATACCACATTTACATATTGACATTATTCAAAATCCTTTTGGTTTTCAAATAACTCTTTAGCTTTGTTTAATCTTGCCGTATCCATCAAACTATTAATGTAATACATATAACGTTCTACTATAAACACTACATCGTTTACTACTTCACGTGTTGTTTCTTCTGTAACTCCATCAATTGATCCATTTATAGCACGTTCTTCAATCAAATCTCGTGCTATATTATAGATTATTGAATCTAAATCACTTGGACTTACTGGTATTTCCATTTGTCAACCCCTCTGTTATTGAAAGTAACGCTTGAGCTAATCCCATTAAAAATGCAAAAAGAATTGAAGCAAAAATACCCCAATTATTATCAGCTTTAATGTTATAGCCTACGCCAACCCACCCTAAAATTTGTAACGTACTAAACAAAAACATTTATCTTTCCTCTATTTCTTTAATTTTCGACATCAATTTTCTTTCTGCTTGATCTTTAAAATCATAACCTAAATCATCAAAATAATATCTATATCCGTTATATAAAACCCAATAGTATTTTTCTCCATCTGTATATATATTAGATAAATAATCTATATTTTTACTTGATTCATTTTCCATTATTTACTCCTATATTTTGGATTTCCATGAATATAACCAACAATGTAACCACAGATAAAGCCAAGTGTAAGAACATATACAATGCTATTCATTATTTTTTAATCTTTCTATTATAAACATTTGAGCTTCCCACCAAGAATATGGTATATCTGAAGAATCAAGTATTTTTTTTATATCTCTCAAGGCTTGATTGTATTCACTCATGCAGATAAAATCTTTGAAATAGAATTAATTACCGCTGCTATTCTTCCAATATCTCGAAGTTGTTCTACACTATACTCTTCTTCTTTTAATGTTTCATAATGTGCTTTTACACAAAAATGACATTTACCTACAATAGAGGAAGCCAGACAATAAGCTTCAAAATTTGCTTTTGAAGTCCCGCCATGAGTAGCAATAGCATTCATTCTAAGCTGTGCTGGCAAACCTTTTAGATTTGGATCATTTGCCATTTCTAAATACGGATACCATATATTATTTTGAGCCATTATAGACCCTGCAGTTAATGCAGCATTTTTTTCAATTTCATTGTTTGATCCTGCTGCAATGAAAGCAATTAATTTGCCATTTCCAGTAGCGAAAGCGGAAGCAAGAGCCAAATGTGTTGCTAATTCAGCATCTACTGTGCTTCTATTGATAACAGCATCTAAATTTAATTTAATATCTTTAGCATATTCTGGTAAAGATTCTTTTAAACTATCTACCCAACTCATATTGCATCTTTCCATTTTTTGCCTGACCATTCATACTGCTTACCACATTTACATTCCCACACAGATCCCGCATGTCTTTTTTGTAAATGGATAGCCCCCATTCCTGGTTCATCTACTGACCAGGGAAGGCCACATGAGTGACCTTTTTCCCCGTTCAATATAATCCATGTCACAATGTTGCTCCACCAATTGGACGATTGCAAGCACAAAGTTCTCCAGTTTGCAATGCATCAAGTACACGCAATGCTTCATCAGCATTACGACCAACATCTAAATTATTAACAGTGATATGCTGAATTACATTTTCAGGATCTACAATAAATGTTGCTCTCCATGTAACGCCTTGATTATTAATAATTCCAAGTTGTTCAGCTAGGCCTCCGTCAATAACTTCGTATTCATCATCATAAATTTCTTTGCGTTGATCCGCAAACATCCAAGAATTGGTTTTTCCAAGATCTTCATGATGTTGTCTCCAAGCAAGTTTTGAAAATTCATTATCTACAGAACCGCACATTAAAACTGCATCTCTATCTTCAAAATCTTTAGATAATTTATCATATGCAACGATTTCTGTTGGACAAACAAATGTAAAATCCTTTGGATAATACATAATCACTTTCCACTTTCCAGGAAATGATTTATCCGTAATTTCCTCAAAAGCATCATCTGAAGATGCTGTAAATCCAGGTTTAACACCCACTACAGTAAACTTCTTTAATTTATAACCTACAGTTTTCATTTCGTATTGCTCTCTCTTTCTTACCATATATCTATAATTAATATATTTGGACAAGTTTATACCCTATCCATAAACCAACGATCCCCATTAATCCTGATAAAACAGGCGGAGCTGGCACTGGTAATTTTGCAATTGCAAATACAACACCACATATTCCTCCTGTAAATAAAGACATTATTACATCTTTCATTAATCTATCATACCCCAATCTTCAATATGGTTTACACCAAACAATTTAGTCATTGATGGATGCATCATCATTTTTGCTCTACGTTCTCGTTCTCTTTTTACCATATCAAGAGTTTCAAAGTATCCCGCTCCGTCTACAATATTATCTCTTTTTGGACGATTAACCTCACGACTAATTTTTACACCAATCATACATAATGCAACTTGCTCAGGAGTTACTTCAACATCCATTATAGCAGACCATATTTTTGCTGTCCTAGAGAAATCTTCAAATGGATGTCCATAATTTTCACCACGCTCCCCATGCACAATTCTTTTAGCCTCTTCTAAAATAGATTCTTTTTTCATTATGCAGATCCAGATTTTCTTCTATGAACTTGTGGCTTTACTGATTCTACCTGACTTGTACTAATTTTACTTTCAGATTCAATCTTTTTATTGTTCAGCTTTTTTGCTTCATCATTAATTAAATGATTCCAATAAATGTTTCCAGCTTCTGATGTATTTTTTCTAAATGGTCTACGCTTACGCATATTTAAAACTTTCGCACGTCTTTTATGACCACGTATTTGTTGGGCTCTTCCTATCCCTTTATGCACTGATATCCTCTATTTCTTCGTATCCAAATAAAACACCACTATTTATAAAATAAAATCTTTCAGAAGTTTGAGGGTCGGATACTTCTGTAGCATGGTTTGGGGAATAATATACAATCATCCCTTCTTTAATTGTATCAACAGGGTATAATTCTCCATTAAAATTACTTCTTTCGCCTGGACCAACTTTTACAACTTGGCCCTTTTTTAATTCTCTTTCAGCAGCAGTTGCTGCAATAATAAGTCCGCCAGCAGACTTAGATTCTGATACTTCAATTTCTTTAACAAGTAAAAGCTTGCCTAAAGGATTTATATTAGTCATTTTTTGCCTCTTTCTCTTGTGGAACAACTATTGTATATTTGGTTCCACATTCCCAACATTCTCCATCTGATCCATAAATTTGTATTTCAAATGTTTCTGAATCAACTGCTATCCATGTTTTGAATTTTAAATCTCCACAAACTGGACAATAGGGGGAGGTTAATCCAGTGTAATCTATACTGCTTAACCTAGGTATGTTATTCTCGCCACTGTCATGCATGGATCTCCACCATCTTCCCACTCATTACGTTCTTCATCAGTCATTTCTCCGTAACCACCGTCATGAGTCATACAAAAAGAATTAGTAATCCAATTATTATTTATTCCAACTTCATACCATTCCCAAAAATCTTTATCACTCTGGCTGTTGAACATATATCCTTACATCCCCACCTGAATATACATCAAATTCAATTGCTGCTTCAATGGCTAATTTCATTTCTTTTTTAGCTTCTGCTATATTTGTAAATAATTTTCCATTTTTTGATGCTCTATATAATGAACCTTGTGCAAAATCTCCACCTGAACCAGATGTTATATAACCTCTTATATCTCTATCCCAAGAATAATCTTCGTCAATAAGATAAACTATGCCTTGAACCGCAATTATAAATACAGTATCATGCTGAGCATAATCTCCTTCATCTTTCATGTCATATCCATGATCCATGAATAATTGACGCATTTCAGGAATAAAAATATTTGAAACCCATTTATCTAATTGATCTGGAGTTCTTTCTGGAAGTGGTTTAGGAGCTTTAAAGGTGTGTTGAAGTAAATTCATACCTCTACCTGTACCACACCCAGCAATAAGTATGCCGTTGTTATTTATAACTTTATCATCCGTCATTTTAACTCTGCGATAATCATCATGTGTAGAATTTGTTTCCGCACCCATTACCACCCAGTTTTTACCTTGAATTGCTGCAATAGTTGTCATTAATTTAACCCTCAGTTATCAATCTGTTCAATTATTTCTTGCTCTGTACGTCCAATAATTTCTTTTGATATTTCTCCACGAGAAAATTTAAATATTTTTGGAACACTCATAATATTATACTTATTTAAATATTTTTTGTCAATAGTGTCAACATCAATAACAAAATATTTTTTATTTTTATCTTGCATCCCAATTTTTGCATATACTGGTTTAAGTTGTTTGCAAGGAGCACACCAAGATGCAGTAAAATATACTACGCATTCGTCAAGTTCTATTGCTTTTTCTAAATCTCCAGTTACATCAATCATGCAAGTAGCTCATTTGCTAATATCTCAGAACCAATATATCTTCTTTTAACAATAAATTCTTTAACAATATTTGGTCCTTTTGAACGAGCAGCAAGTACAATTACCCACCTAGGTTCAAATTTTTCATCTATGCAGGATTGGCACATAAAACATACTACCCCATCAAGCAATTCAGATTTTTTAGTATGCAATTCATTTTTTTGCTTACCGCATGAATAGCATTTCATTCTTCTCCTCCAAGATCATAATCATTTTCTTCATCTAAAAATTCAAACTCATCATTTTCAATTAACACGTCGTAAAGTATTCCCCCATAAACATATCTAACTTTGGAGGCGTAAGCCCCCTCAGAGATTAAATCTGCATATACCTTTTCTCTATTTAACCATACTTTTCTTGGCTCTGGCATGTTTTACCCCTTCTATTTCACAACGAACCCCGTAAGATTCTATTAACTGTTTGCATAAAAGTAAATACTCCATAATGTCAGCTCTTTTATCAATTTCATACTGCATTATATTTTCTTCATAAACAGTTAAAGCTAAGTAGTTAGGTCTTGCCCTAACATCCATTTTAAGATCCTTTACTGGCATCTTAACATTTCTTATGGCCTTTGCCATTTGTATATTATAAAAAATTTTTTCCATGTATCTTTTTTAACTGCAGCCAAGTCTCTTTAGTTTTGTGTGCGTTATTTTGTTTATCAACTCTACCAAGATTCATGTAAATTCCACCACGCACTCCAAATTCTTTTGCTTCCACACCTTCTTTATAACATTGTTTAATTACTGGGCAATTTAAACAAACTTGATCAGTTGTAGATGCAAGAATTTTATCGTTTTCGTAATCATCATAAAACCAATTAATTGACATACCTTTACATGCTGAAAGGTGATACCATTTAATGTCTTTTTCATCTATTCCAAGTTCTTTAAGTATTTGTGACATATTTTGTTGGAATTAACCATGTCCCCTTATTAGTTAAAAAATATTTGTTAGCATATCCCCATTTATTATTTCTGTACATACCATTTGTTTTTAAATATCCATTATGTCCAGGCGACCACTTTACTATTGTCCATCCATCCCAAAAAAAACCTTTTTTAAAATTTTGTTCAACAAACTTATGTGCTTCTTTTATATTTAATTCTACTACGTTATTTGTCATATTTTTCTAGGTAATCTGCTTTCTTTTTCAGTTTTGTTTTCTTTTAACAAATCCCTAATTTCTGTTAAAAGACTTACCATTTTGGTAAGTAATTCTACATCTATTTTATCATTTTTTATTTTCATTTGTCAAGCTCTATAATCCTAAATGGAATCCCATATTCTTTTAATATTTTTTTAAAAGAAATTGTTCTTTTATCTCCCGTGCTAAATAGGAGAGCGTACTGTAAATCTGAATCAATGACAGACATATCTTTTATAATTTGAGAATTTCTGGCTGCTACTTCTTCTTTAATTTTAAAGCCTTTTTCACGCAAAAATTTTTTTGTTTTTCCAACATATTCAGTAATCATATTTTCTGCACCTTTACTTCCAGTGTGCACTAAAATCAATTCGTCATGGCCTAATTCATGAGCTTCTTGTATAAAAACAGTCAAGGATCTAATAACTTCTGAATAATTTTCCCAGTCTTTACTACCTAATATTCCTACTCTCATTTTTTTCCTTTCAAATAAAACAGCGGGGGTTGCCCGCTGTTTTGTAAATCTTTTTAAAAAATAGAATTATAGTCCTCTTTTGATATTTGGTGAAAATGATCCATCCCATAGAGACTTCTTCATTTCTTTATTTTCATCTTCAGGAGTTTCTTTTGCTTCTTCTTCTTTAGATTCTACTTCTGCAGATTTTTTTTCACATGTGCAAGGGTTGTTACCGCAATCTGCACAAGTTTCTGATTTTTCCATTTCTTCTGCATCTTCTGCTTTTTTAATTGGCATAGATTGACCGCATGTAGGGCACTTGTCAGCCTTAGCAATAGATTCTTCATTTGCTTCTGACATCTCCTCAGAAGTTGGAGCAACTGCTGAAGTTGCATCTGTTGGAGAAATTTCTTGATTAATTATTGGTCCCTTAACGCCATCTGGAAAAGATTTTGTTAAATCCTGCTCGTTATTTGTTGTTTCTGTCATTTTTTCACCGCCTGTTTCTTTTTAGTTTTTTGATCCAGCTTCGGTTGTCACAATTTTACCCCCAGCTTTTTGAGCTGTAGTCATAGAAACATCTGCTCCTGTCAATGGACTAGGAACTCCCATTTTGCTTGCTGCGTCAACGTTAGTTAGTGTAGCTGATGCTCCGTTACCTGGAGAAGTTTGTGCCGACAAATCTGGCTTACCTGTCTGTTTAGATGGAGTTTGTTGATTATTGTCCATATTTCACCTCCGTGTGATTAGTTCTATTATATCCTATAAACTCTTAATTTGGGAATGGAAACTCTGGGAATCCCATTTTTTTTGCCCATTCAGCACCTTTTTGAGTAGGTCTGAACAAAGCATTTAAATCTTCATCATATTCAATTTCCACAAATCCTTGGTCATACAATTTCATTAAATCATTATCAATATCTGCCATAATTTCTTCATACATTTCTGGCAAAATTTCTTTTAATTTATCCAAATTAAATTTAAAAACTGCTTCTCCGTTATCTGCTACCCCGTCCCAAACAATAGCTCCTTGATCTTCAAGATATCCTATCATTTCGTCATCGCTCTTACCCATGAATGAATCCATTTTTCTCCTTATGTGTTGGCCAAAAATATTGACATTTATCGCAACAAGGTTTATTATACGGATCATTTACTGAAGATGCAAACTCTGCATAGAAAATTGGATCTTTGCGATATAGATTTGCTTTATGTGTAGCATTTACACGTTTAATCACAGAAGGACTGGAAGCCCAAATTGGAGTATTGTCTTCCCATGCTAGAGACTTGCGTGAACGAGATAAAGCATTTAAGTTAGCTCGATTTTTATCAGTTTTAATTCCACGCATTTCTGCTAGTGCGACTGCTGTCATTGCATAGCGATACAATTCTGACTCAGCACCTTCCCACATTAAAACTGCGGGGTGATTACGCCAAGCATTAGATTTAGAATTGCCAGTCAAAATATTAAGAATTTGATAGCATTCTAATATTTGCTTGTTAAGTCGTTTGTTATCTAGAGCGTCTAGGCTGTCTCGTTTAGTTGCGTATGGTAAAAATGTTTGCATGGTATTATTGTAACGCCTTTGCAATATTAATTGCAAGTACGTTTTTCTTTACCATAATATTGGTATATGAATCTGCAGTATTTTTAATTAAATTATACTCATCATTATAAGATAGATTTTTGGCATTTAAAACTTTTACCCATTTTGTTGCAAAATTAACTACAGATAATGATGTTCCCCACGCTGTGCCCATGCTTCCACCTGGGATTGCAACAGTCATTGGATTAGTTAGTGTTCCGCCATCATCTGCAAAATCAACACGATCAGAATAGTTTGCATACAAAGCAAGTTGTTTTGGTTGAGTTTTACCTAAAACAATTTTAATTTCTGTCGCACTTACTGCAATAACGCCTGGAACACAAGCAGGATTGTCAATAGAAACATATTTAAAATCGTTTCCCGTTGGAAACATAATTGCAACACCTAATGAATTTAATTTGTTTATTGGGGCAACATATGCAGCTTTTAAATCACATGTCGTGCTGTAAGAGCCGAGTGGTGATGCAACTGCAACAATATTAAATTTATTTTTGTTATCAATGACCCAATTTAATGCTGTTGTCAAGGTATTTGCATTGCATCCAAGGTAGCCATTTGTACCAATTAAAGAAGCACATCTGATCTCAATTACTGGGATGCCTGATGCAAGTGAAGCAACTTTAGTTCCATGCGACCAAGCTTCATTTGAATACATAGACGAAGTTACATTTGCTGCACCTTTACCTTCCATAAAATTTTGTCCGTTAGGACAAGATTTGTATCCTGCAACACACACTTCATATACAATATTATTTAAAGCAGGGTGACTCATGTCAACACCAGTGTCAATAATTACTAGTGTTTTTGGAGTTTCAGCATGAACTGGTTGAATTGTTACAGCAAAAAGTACTGCTAAAATTGCAGCTATTTTCTTCATTTTTTTTCCTTTGTTAGTAGTTATATGTATATTATACTATTATAAAATATGCTTTGTCAAGAGTAAGATTCAATATTGTTATCCATATTATAGGCTAGTGAAATACTGGCTCTTGGAGTTAGTGGGATTACGCTATGCCTAATGTATTTTGGAACTATTATAACGTCTCCAGGGTTTAAAATAAACGTATCATATTCTTCATTGTTTTCGTTTTTATAAATTCTCCACTCCACAATTCCTTGACAATTCCATGATACTGCAGTCCATTGATCATTATGTGGCTCTTTAAATTCACAATGTTTAGTAAGATTTAAATAGCACTCAGAATATTTTGTTTTTTCTTTAAACAAAGTGTTAAAATAAGAAACGACTTTATTTAACTCTGGCATTAAATTATTAGTGCTGTTTTGTGACTCGATATCAACAGCATCAGCAACTCTTAAATATAAATCATTATTTAATCCCAGTTTTCTTTTTCTTATTTCTGTACCAGAGTAATCTTCAGCAGATAAAAAATCAATTAAATATATAAAACTATCCCACCTTGGGGTATCTTTAAAAGCACCGTCTAAAATTACCACTTTATTTTCAAGCAATAACTGTTGTATTTTTTCTATCATACCAAAGATGTCTTGATTGTTGATTTTAATTGCCATCCCCATTTTTTATGCATAGAATCTCTAATTTCAAGGTCGCTTGCAATTCCAATTTCTCCAACTTTATCCGCTAATATATGAGCAGCTTTAATACTGTTTATGATAATGTCGTTTGAATTTAAAAATGATTCAATTTGATCTTTTACGTTTGCTCCGTTATAGATATCAGAAATTGAAGAATTTGAAAGAATTTCTTCAATAGTCATAGGAGCACGTTCATCTAATTTTCTCAACATTTCTGAAATGTTATCAATTGATGAATAAATATCTTCGTATACTTCAAGCCATTTTTCATGCATTTCTGGAAACAACATGCCTTCTACATTCCAATGGTATCCGTGAGCCTGTAAATATATTTTAAAGGCATCTGCTTGTAAAATTTTTAATGCTTGTATTAATTCCATGATTTTCTAACCTTTTCCCAGATTGTTTCGTGCCCAAAATATAATGCTGTTTCAAAAACTAATTCTGCAGAAGCAATAGTAATACCAATTTTATGATCTCCAGAAATCCAAGTTGCTATCCCAGACACCATTATGAAATGAAGAATATACCAAGATATAGTTTTAATTAATGGAAATTTCATGGTTTTGCATACCCCGTTTTTTTCTTATTCATAGAGCCTGGGACTTTCCCGCCTGGGCCTTTATGTGTTTTTTGACGAATCTCTAATGCTTTTTTAATTTTTTCTAATTTTCTTTTTGATCCCATTTTTATTGTAAATGCTCTCTTTCATCAATTATGTCATAAGAAATTTTTAAAAGTTTTTCTTGATTTTCAATAAAATGATGTCCGCAAAAAACCAAGCTCCCCGACATTAATTTAACCAAAACATATCCCTCAGCTCCGCATTTATCGCATCTATCTAATTTTGTTAAAACTCGTTCTTTTAAAGTTTCCATATATTAATTATACTACAAATTGCTATTATTGTAAAGATCTCATTATATCGCTTAATATAAACTTTGCAGTTTCTTGAGGCCCCCCGCCCCTAAACCCAAAAATTTTGTAACCTTTACCAATAAAACTTTTTAAGTTTGTGTGATCAATTGGGATAAATTCATCTAAATTATTACTACATACTATACCATGCATATAAACATTACTTTTGTATAGTCCATCGTGACAAATTAAATCAATATTGTTCTTTACAAATTCTTTATTACATAAAACAATATTTTTTTCTGACTCAAAACATTTTTTTAATAATATTCTAGATGTGTCCACATCATCCATTACATCAACGATTAAATCAGATTTTAAAATTAAATTCATATCCAATGTAACATTTTTTGTTTTTTCATGCTTATGTAAATTTTTTACCAATATTTTATCTATAATAACATTGTCTGGAAGTATTTTTATTAATTCTTTCCCAACTGCTCCCATCCCAGCTATTGATATATTTAAGGTTTCCATATAAAAGTAGCAATAGCGTATCTTGTTGGGCCAGGCAAAACTTTTTTTACTTCGTGTGAATATTCTATATCAGTATTAAATATAATTAAACTATTTTTTAAAGGAATTATTTCTATATCTTTTTCAGGAAAATAAAGCTCCCCGCCATTGAAATCATCGTTTAAATATAGAACAGCAGCATACTCTAATTTTGGATCATGTTTTTTATCAACATGTAATTCAATACCTGAGCCAGGCTCGTGTCTTTGTACAGTTAAAAAAGATTTTACTTTTAAATCAGAGTTAATTAAATCTTTTAATCTTTTTTTTAATTTTTGCGGATATTCAGAATCTGTTAAATTTAAAGCTCTTTTATACCATTGATCTGTGTAATCAAAATTTTTATCAGTATATCTTTCTTCAAAGTCAGATAGCCAATCTTTATCACTTTTATTTAATATTTCAAGCATTAAATCTTTACATTCTTGATCAGTAATAAAATTTTCAACCCGAAAGATATTTTCATCTATTTGCTCTATTTTATATCTATTTTTTTCTAAATCATCAAATTTTATCATCTTTTCTCCTTCTACAATTATATCATTGTACCCGTAACCAGACTTGAACTGGTATATCTTTCGATGGCAAATTTTAAGTCTGCTGTGTCTGCCTATTCCACCATACGGGCGTGTCCCCAGTTGGTCTCGAACCAACGACCCGCAGATTAAAAGTCTGCTGCTCTACCAACTGAGCTATAGGAACCTGTTCTCTTATCTAGACTCGAACTAAAACTAAAGGCTTCAAAGGCCTCTGTGCTGCCATTACACCATAAGAGAAGAGCCTCCCTGGAAGGATTTGAACCTCCGACACGCAGGGTAGAAACCTGCTGCTCTGTCCCCTGAGCTACAGAGAGATGGAGCCTCGTATCAGAGTCGAACTGATGACCCTCCGCTTACAAGGCGGATGCTCTGGCCACTGAGCTAACAAGGCAAGTCGGACGAGTTGGATTTGAACCAACGATACATACCTTATAAGAGTACTTCCAAAACCAGGCTAGGATATCGTCCGTTATTCGTGGAACAAGTAGGACTTGAACCTACGATAACCGAATTATGAGTTCGGGGCCTTAACCAACTTGGCTATTGTTCCGCTGGCCCACCAGGTCTCGATCCTGGGACATTCGAATTAACAGTTCGACGCTCTACCAACTGAGCTATGGGCCAATAAAGGTACAGCAGACATTCCCTAGAACTGCACAATGGCCCAGATTCCACCACGAACCACCAATAAGGGTCTTGTGTGTTGTAACTATACCATCCTAAGTTGTCTGCTGTACTGATTATATTATATACTAATTAAATATTTAATGTCAATCTTTTTTCACAAAAAAAGCCATTGCAATATATCTATTTCCAGATAATATGTCTTTTACTTCATGGGTTGTATTTTTAGGAAATATTAAAAAACTCCCAGGTGTTGGCTTAAATAAAATGTTGTAGTCTGGTAATCCCAGTTCTCCACCTTCATAATTGTTGTTAAAATATAATAAAGCCGTATAATCTGGATATTTCATATCTGATTTGTTTTTTCCAAAAAAATATTCATCTGTATGTGGACTGATCCCAGCACCTGGGGTATACATTCTAACATGTCCATTAAAAATTAAATTAAAATTATTTTTGTTTTCTTTTGTGCTTAAAATAAAATTTTCCCAAAAAATATTCTCTATTTGTTGTAAAAGATTTCCTTCAAGTAAATGCTTAACGCCAAAATATGTGCCATTTTGTCTTAATTCATTTTCACGCTTTTCGATTGATTGTATTTTTAAAAGCATATCATCAATATCTTCAATGATATTTTCAAAATAAAATATATTTTCTGCTAATTTACTAATATTGATGATATGCTCCTTTTTATTTATTTGATGTCAATAGATTTTGGCTTTTTTTCTTCTGGAATAATTCTTTCAATAATAATTGAAAGCATTCCATTTTCAAATTCAGCTCCAGTAACTTCCATATACTCTCCAAGAGCAAATGAACGTGTAAAAGAACGTGTAGCAATTCCTTTATGCTTGAATTCTACATCTTTATTTTCTTTTTCACCCTTGACAATTAAATTGCCATTATCTACTGTTACATTAATTTCAGATTTATTAAATCCCGCCAAAGCAAGTTCAACAAGATATGTATCTTCATCTTGTTTTATTACATTGTAAGGTGGATAATTGTTTTGTGTTGTTACACGTGTCCATGAATTAATGTTTGGCTGAAAGCCAATAAAAAAAGGATCATTAAAAAGATCCCATGCAAAAGTATTAGTCATACTATTCTCCTTTTCTTTAAGCAAGTTAGTTTTTTAAAAATTCCCGAAGGCAATTTTTATTTTTGAAACCCCAGCCGTTTGGTCTGTTATATACGCCTAACGCCAAAGTATAACTTCAGGGACGGCTCTGGAGTATTCGCACGTCTCCAAAGATTTGAACTCTGACTAACGGGTTTGGAATCCGTTGTGCTACCTTTACACTAGAGACATATGGAGTAGTTTTTTACAGTCTTGCTCAGGACTATACCAGTTTTTTAGAGTCGCTGTCTCCCCCGACTTTTATATTATACCAAAAAATATAAAAAAATGTCAATCTTTTCCAAGTTTAATAACTTTACCGTTATTATTTACATCAGATTTAATTAAAAAAGAAGCAATTTCTTCTTTTGTTGCTAGTTGTGACGGGTCATTGTTGTAATTTGACGGATCATTATCATAAAACGCTTGAGTATCATAAATTAAACCTGGAGCAAGAGAAAATACACTTTGATTTGGTCTTACTTTGGTAGATAAAGATGTAAAAAATATTTGTATTACTCCTTTTGCCACTGCGTAATTTATATCTGGTACTGGCCTATTTGCTGCAACAGAAGATATATATATAATTTTACCGTCATCCGATAATTTTTCTAATATTTTTTTTGTAGCCAACATTACATTTACAACATAATTAGAATAGAACATTCTCAACTGAGAATCTGGAGTTGTAAAAAAATCACGACCAGGTGATGACGCTGGTAGTATTACTACTACATCATAAGACGCTAAATTTTCACAAAAATTATTTGTTGAGTCTGGAGAATCAAAATCCAAATACATCCAATTTACATCTTCTCCGTATAATTCTTTCTTTAACAACATTTTTTCTTTGTTCCTGTAAGTTAAATCAATTTGATAATTGTTGTTTTTTAAAACTGATATCATTTCTGGCACTATACTTGCTGTACCACTAATTATTAAAGATTTTTTAGTCATCGCCCTCAAACGCATCTACTTGGTTTATTAATTGTTTTTGCTTTCTGTCCAAGATAAACATCGGAGATGTATATCTTGTTTTTCCATATACTTGTGTTACTCCATGCAAATATTTAGAAGTTCCTGGATGAGATAAAAACATATTAGGTTTTGGCTTTATTCTTAAATTAGCTCTTGGGTAAACAACTTCCCCACCATCATAATCATCATTTATATAATAGATACATCCATGCAAAATAACTGGATTTTCTGAATCTATTTTATATCCTTCTTTATATCCATTGTCATCTTCATGAAGTCCAAAAGCCCAATCATCAGCGATTGCTTCATTTGCTGGCTTAAATGCAGAAAAATGTCCAGTATATCTATACATATGATCAGATTCTGGGTATATTTCTTTTAATTTACCTAAAACTATGTCCCAATATTCCTGATAAATTTCATATGGCATATTTTTTGTTCCTCTTTGAGGTACAATTAAATCTTCAAATTTCCATCCATCTTCTTTTTTGCAAATATCCAAAGTTTTTTGCCATAAATCTGTAGGCAAAAAATTTTCTATATAGAAAACATTTTCGTCTAAATATACTTTTTTCATTATTTATTCTTTTCTTTTTTGTATTCTCCGTATTTACCTAAAACAGCTTTAACTGTTCCATCTTTTCTCAACCTTACAATCATACCATCTTTTATTTGAATAGGGTTAAAAGGATGTTTAGTTTTGTATTTACCTGAAGATTTTTTAGGCATTTCCGTAACCAACTCTTGGCTTCCCATCATTTTCATATGTTGCTTTTGATGGATAATAAAATCTGCTATCTTGATATTGTGTTCCAAAATTTATTCCAGATAATGCTTCCCCATTTGGTATAAATACCCCATCCCAAATAGATTTTGTCATATCAGTTTCTTTAATTTGTAAAGCATCTAAAGCTTTTTCTGCTTCTTCTTTCGTAAGATAACAACCGATGGATTGTCCAGTCCCGCCTTTTAAAATTGACCAACCATGTTGACAGTCTGGAGTACTGAATTCAATACTCCAGCCGTCGCCACCTGTTATTATTTGTTTCTTAAGAGGGATACAATTTGGCACTGTTTTACCATTTTTTTCTTTTGTGCCTGCATACTCGTACCCTTCCCAACATGGTCCCTGTTTTTTATTAATGCAATAAGAACATTTTTCAGTATCTGAAATATAATGATGATCATTACCTAAATCATCACATCCACATGTCATGCACTTTCTAGCTTCTGGTTCATTAGCATATAATGCAGCCACTTGAGCTTGTGCTTTTTCTTTACTTGGATGTGTTCCAGCTACGTGCCCAGTATCCTGGGCAATTACTGAAAATTTATTTCCATGTTGTACTATCTTATAAGGCATAAATTAATTATACCATATAGGATATGTTATACTATTCTGCCTTTTTATCTACTGAATTAAATGCTGCATTTATTTCAGTAATAGTAAGTTTGCCATCATCCAAAAAGCCACGAGCAAGCTTTTCAACTACTGAGGCAACTCCAAGAGTTCCCGCCAATATGACAGCTTTTACCGTGCTAATTCCTACTACAGCACCAGCACCTATTACGCTTAATCCTGAAGCAGCAAATACAGCAACTATTCTAAAGAATATGTTTTTTACACTTGAAATTGGGCCAGCTTCCAAAGCTTCTGGGGCTAGTCCAAATCCAACTTCAACTTTTTTCTTTGCCATTATTTATTGCCTCCTTCCATTTATTTATCTTTTCTTAAAGGAATTGTTGCTAACCATATTACTGTAGATGCAACAGTTGCCAGCCCAACTACTTGTTGTGCTGTTCCAGTAAGAGTTAACCACGCTATAAAAAACCCTAGGAGGGTAAATATTTGAGCAATGCTTTCTTTAATTACCTCGCCAGCGTACATTAATATACTTTTTATTATTTTCATTTTATCCTCCTTGTCATGGCTGCTGCCACGAGATTAGATGCTATGATTACAGGAACAATTACTTCTTGCGCCTTTTCTCTTTGATCATCTGTCATATCTTTACCCCATTCAGATGGGCTAAGAACTTGTGTTAAATCTATATTTGTCAACGCTCCAATTGGATCTGACAAAAGTTTTTCTGCTGCAACTTCAGTTGTAGCATCTGCTAGTGTGTAGGGCATTGGGGCATTTAAATTAGCATTTGCTCTATCCCCGAATTCCTGTAATGCTTGTCCTACATTTGGATCTGCCTTAGCTAGTTCTGCTACCTTAGCAAGTTCTTCAGTTTTAATACCTAATGTTCCCGCAACAGCAATTTTTTGTTCTGGTGTTAATTTAGTTAATGTGTTAGAATTTGTAATATCAGCAATTAAATTTGCCATTTGTGGAGATACGGGAGAATTATCTGTTTTATCAGGAATTACAACAGGATCTTGAGTTGGTTCAGGAGTTAGACTTGGATTTATATCCGTTGGCTGAGGTGAAGGCTCTGGTGAAGGCTCAACTGAAGGCTCAGGAGTTGGGTCTGGAGTTGGATCTACCGAATGTGTTGTTTCAGGTGTTGGCTCTGGAGTGGGATCGGTTGGTTTTGTTTGCTCAGGAGTTGGTGTTGGAGCAACAGGTTCAACAGTAGGTTCTGGTGTCGGATCTATTATTATTGTAGGTTCTGGTGTGGGCTGTGGTTGATTAGCTAATGCTTGTGCAATTGCTGCAGCAACTCTTTGTTTTTCTTCAAAATCCCATTGTTTATTATATTCTGTTTGTGCATCAATAATTGCTACCTGCATTTCTGTTATTGCAGTATTATAGTTATTTGTAGCATTTGTTAGGTTTTGTTGAGCATTTGTTAGGTTTTCATTTGCCGTTGTTAGGTTTTGCTCAGCAGTTGTTAGGTTTTGATTATATTGAATTAATAAATCATTTTCTGTATTGTATGTAGATAAAGCATTGTTATAGTTTGTTTGAGCTGTTTGCTGTGCTAATACAGCTTGATTATATGCATCTATAACTTCTTGACTAGATCCTTGTCCGTAAGATAAATATGCTCCTGGAACTCCTGTCCATATTCCATTATACCCCCAGCCAATAGTCATAATTCCTGGTCCACCGCCGTTATACCACCAGACTTCTAATTCTAAAGTTTTATCTGTTGAAGTATTAAAGTGTCTTGAATACTGACTCCAAGTTCCGCCCTGTTCTATCCAGTTACTTATTTCCAATACACCATCAACATATAATTTAAATCCATCGTCTGTATATCCAGCAAAATACACATCATTAATTTCTTCTGGAATTGTAAGTGTTGCGTTAAATATACCAATAATATTTTGAGATGATCCGCATATTGCACCATCTCCAGCATATGTATAAAAATATGGAAGTGCACCTTGACACATTAGCCCAGCGTACTGAGATAAGTAAGCAATATTTCCACTTCTGGATAACGGGTAAATTCTAAATGAAACTCCTTGTGAGCCAGACGATGGTACGGGAGTATTTGATAAATTAATATTTGCTATATCTAAAGCATCTTGTTTGTTTTGCAGATTTGTATAGGCGGAATCTCTAACTGTTTGTTGAGAATCTACCGCAGATTGTGCATTATTTTTTGCTGTTGTTGCGGTTGCACCATCTGAAACAGCAGTATCATACGCAGTTTGTGCATCCTGCATATTTTGTTTTGCAGCAACTGCTGCACTATATTTGCTTTTTGCTAAATCTATTAGTTCTTGAGTTTTTGCCTGATCTGTAAGTTTTTGAACATCTGATTCAAGTTGAGATATCTGGCTGGCAGCAATTTGAAGTGGGTCATCGCTATAGGCGGGAGTTAAAAACATCCATCCAAAGCCCAGGATGGCTGTTAATGATAATCTCCATAATTTATCTCCCAATCTATAATCCTCCAGGGCTTTTAAAGCCATAAGTATTATATCATGAATTACAAATTAAATAAACTTATATTTTTGATACTACAATTTTAGTTTTTTTGCATTGTTTTAAGGTTAAAATTAATGCATCTTTTTCTTTTTGATCAAGATTTAAATTCCAGCGAACTTTTATTGCAATCCAATTAGTAATATACTGACAAATATATGATTTATTTGTTGGTAACCATTCGGCTGGATCCTGATCTGATTTTGACCTATTGGATGCTGCCGTTACTGCAATTAAATGAATTGGGTCTGTTTGATCATTTGCATATTTTTCACGCCTTAAAGCATCCCAAGAAGATGCTCCAGAATCCCAGGCTTCTGCTAATGGAACCATGTGGTCAACATCTAGCTTAGATGCATCTGCAACTTTTACATCGTCATAAGGACTGTACCATTCTCCCCCAGTAATTTTACATGATTTATCTACCGTTGGTTTTTTAATTGCTTCAGAAATTATTACAGATTTTCTTGCGTCGCAATTGTTTCCAGTTGAAACCCAATGTTTAAATTTTGATCTTACGTAACCAGATCTGCTTTCTTCTTTTACAACAAGAGAGTTTAATGCAGTAATCTGATCTTTATAAATGCCATCTTGCGTGGCTAATGCTGAATATCCAACAAATGTAGTGGCTACTAATGTAGCCACTAACACTGTTGATTTAATTTTGTTTTTCAATTATTTTACACCTTTAAGATGACGATATGTTTCTTCATCAACAATACCAGTTACTTTCAATTTATCTTTCTTTTGAAAGTTTTTAACTGCTGTTTCAGTTCCAGCACCAAAATCTCCATCTGCATTAATTTTAAGAAGCGTTTGAATTTCTTTAACCTTTGGAGTTTTCATACCCTTTTTAATAGGTGTCCATGTTTTAACTGCAGGAACTTCTACACCTTGTGCTTTTACGGTTTCAGCAAGTGCAATCTTCTTTTCTTCAAGCGTTGCTGGAGCATCTGCATCTGGATAGTCAACTGCTCCATATCCTGCAATAAATACTTGAAGACCTTTCTTGTTGGGACCATATGCACGAAGTTTCTTTGCACACTCACCACCATTTGACTGGCTACCCTTCTTTCCATCAGCGGATGTATTTCCTTCAATACACCAAGCAGTTCCATCACCATTATCTTTAAGAACCCAGCCAACATGGTCAATATCACGACCACCAGGGAAGTCAAAATAAACTACCCAACCTGGCTGTGGTTTGTTACCTTTAACAGGAACCCACTTATTC